GCGATGTCCTGCCAGTCGCTTGACGAGGTATTCTTTGCCATGCGCTTGCCAATGGAATGAGAACCGGCAGACGCACCGGAGTTTAATCGTTCACGCCCAAGTATTCTGTACGCCTCAATGCTCTTGTTGACAAGTTCAAGAGCTTCTTTGCCTACCTTGTCCGCTTCTGCTCCGTAGGATGTGTTGATGTATTCCAGCTTCTTGTCTATCAGCTCATCCCATATCTCGTTGAGTCTGGTGTATTCCTCAACCATATCGTTGTAGCGGGAATAATCGGCACCACCAAGCCCCGGTATTAACCCTCCCAAAGAAACAACAGAAGTCAAAGCCCCTTTAATTGTTTGCAGACTACCGGTAACAATAGACATTGGTCTGGTAAGGTCTATATTACTAAGACCGTTCAATATCTCACCGAACCCGGACATCGTTCCTCCCAACCATTCCGGTGTCTTCACCCCAAGCGTTTCCATGATACCGATAACTTGATTACCAGCATCCACATATTGACCAATCTCATCAACTCCCTTATGCAAGGCAGTAGTAGCCTCAGAGAGGGCTTTCTGCTTGTTGTTCTTGGCACTTTCGAGGGTAGATTTAGCATTCCTTTTCTCCTCTTCTGTACCTGCTTTCAGAGCTTTGTTGTATGCTTCTTGCGCTTCACGCTGTGCGTCCGTGGATTTTTTAAGTGATTTAAAGGAAACAGACATTGCTTCAAACGGATTTCGCTCTGAAACCTTGTCATCAATCCGTTCGATGGCATCCACCAGTTCTTTTAGGTTTTCGGGCGATAAATCTTTTTGGGTAGCAATGAAGTCTTTCAAATCCGTTTTCAGTCTTTTCAGTGTATTGGTAGAAACCTTGTCCAGATTACCAAAGACTTTCTCCCAGTCCATACTTTTCTTCAATTCGGACATATCAATACCTTGGATAGCTTCTTCCATTTCCTTTTGGAGAATCTTCTTGTCACCCTCTGTAGTGGCTTTGGCTATCTTATCAGCGTATTCTTTTGTAATGGCTTCTTTTTTCTGTTGGAATGTTCCGTATTCCTTCAGATAACGGTTCATGGCTTCAAGCTCCTCCTTATTCACAGCGGAAATAGCCTTTTCTCTGGCTTTCGCATTATTTGAGGCGCGTTCGCCAAGAAGCGATGTTTGTTCTTCGGTAAGTTTGCCACCCTGCGTTTTCTCCCATTCTGCCTTCTGCTTTTTAATAGCATCCAGTTCTTTTTGATAGTCCAAGTCAATCTGGGCCAGCTTCTTTTCAGTGCCATCTTCCATGAGGTTGATTTCATCCTGCTGGTTTTTCCGGCGAATGGAAAGAAGTTGTTCGAAGAGATGTTCTTGCTGCCTTATTTTTTCTTCCAACTCTTTCTTGGCTTGATTTTCTTGTTTAATTAACGAGCTACCAGTAATACCACCTACGTTTTTATACTTCTTTTCGGCTTCATCTTTGGCGTCTGTAAGCTCCTTTAACCTTCTCTCATATTCAACCTCAGCCAATTCATTTTCCGTGTTAAGAAAATCGTCAAGCTCCTTTTTAGCTGCGAGATAGGCATTCTTGTATTTTTCAATCCATTCCTTCCCTGTGTTCTTTTCACCGGAACGTGACTTTTGTTCTGTTTCAAGAGCATTCTTAATAGTCGATAATTGAGCTTTGGAAAATTCTCCACCAAGTTCTGTAACGATGGCGATTGCATCATCGCCGCTTTTGCCAAGTGCTTGTAATGATGTTGTAATTCCACTGATAGTGGATACAATATCATTGTCTTTCATATCCTTGATGTTGCCAAGGAATGAGGACACGTCATGGCTGGCAACTTTTGCAATAGCCTTGTTTACTATTTCTTGTTGTGCCTTAATAGCATCTTCTACATTATCAGAAGCCCAACCGTTACCGTCCATATCAACTAATGTTGTGGATGCACCATTTCTACGCTCATTTTGATAATATTTCAGTTTGCGTTTAGCCTCTTCAAGAATTTCCTCATCTGATTGCTTTGCTCTATTATTATCTTCTTCTGCTATGAGTTTTTTATACTTGGCTATCTCCTTTAAATATTCGGCTTCCGTAAGAAGATTATTCAGCACAGTAGGGTATTCAGCTTTTAATGCTTCAAATGCCTGCAATCTCTCACCTTCTGACTTATTATTGTCGTCTATAGCTTTAATGAGAGAATCTATATTCTCTTTATATTTATCCTGCTTCTTTTGTTGCTCATCAAGAGCCTCATTATACATACGAGTTGCTTTTTCGGCTTCTGTTTCAGCAGTAGCAACCTTGTAAATAGCAAATGCGAGTCCAGTAACAGCACCTGCCACAAGAAAAAGAGGATTAGCCATCAATGTAGCCCACATACTCTTTAACATTGTAGTTAGCTGAATGCCAGCCAGCTTCATTATATTCATTGAAGCAGTGTTTGCATGATTAGCAACGGTATTCGCTTGCATTGCCATAGTATCAACAGCTTCGGATGCAGCCTTTCTTTTGGATGATACAGCATTCAGATTTTTTTCCGCTGTATTCAATGCAGTAGAAGCGGTATTGGCATTGGCAGAAGCTGTCTGCAATTGTTCCATAGCATACTGTTCGTAAGAAGCATCGCCTTGTGCCAACGCAGCTTGATATAAGGCATCCATCTTTTCAAGCCTTTCGTTTGCTGTATCAGATGCTTGCTTGGCTGTATTGAAAGCGGATAAGGCAGACGCTTGTTCTGCTATGGCTTCTTCTTCTTTCAATTTAAGGACAGACAGACGGGTAGCGAGTTCTTCTCTTAATGATGCAAGTTGTACGGCTTTAGCTTCTGTCAGTGTTCCACTTGCAACAGCGGCTTCCAAATCTGCGTTTTTAGACTTTTCCTTTACGACAAGCAATGATTGCAAACCTTCAATCTCTGCATCAATCTTCAATGTTTGTTCTGCACCTTGCAAAGCGGCCGTAGTCATTACAGCGGCTTTATACGTTCCATAAGCAACGGCAGCAGATTCTATAACGGTTACCACCTCCTTCCAATTTTCTACAAGATAGGAAGCTCCAGAGAGTGCACTGTTAATGATGCTTTCATTCTCTTTACCTATTTCGTTGAACATGGTAGCTATCGCATCCTCGATGTTTGAAATCTGTCCGGTTATCGTTTTAGACTGAGCTTCCATAAGCCCACCAAACTTGCCGCCTTCATTGGTCATAGATTCGATGGCTTTCTGCACTTCGGGGAAACCTACTTTCCCGGCAGTAACGAGTTCACTAACCTTATCTTTGGTTACACCAAACTGCTTGGCGAGTTCGTCAGCCAAAGGAATACCTCGACCTTGGAATTGGCGTAAGTCCATAGTAAAAAGCTGACCTTGCGTCATGGTGGTTCCATATAAATAAACAAGGTCATTCAATGGAATAGACAGACCTGCTGCAATATCACCTAACCTTACAAGTGTTCCATTTACATCTTCTGCGGCTGTTCCATAGGCAAGTAGTTGTTTTGCTCCATTAGCAACGCCCTGCATGTCAAAGGGAGTGATGGCAGCAGTGCGTACTAATTGGGACATCAATGTATCAGCTTGTTCTTTGCTTCCGAGCATTGTATTGAAAGCAACTTCCAACTGCTGGAATTCACCACGTACCTTAGTTACTTGCGATACAAATTGTTGTGCGGAGAAACCGGCACCAAAAGCGGCAGCAGCTTTAGTCATACGGCCGAACATTTGTTCGATACTCATCCCACTTTCTTCTATCTGCTTAGATGTTGCCTGTACTCCATTACGAGTTTCATTCAACTTTCGCATGAAGTTGGAATTGTCACCGGTTATATCAAAATGTAATCCAGCCATAGTATTTTCGTTCTTTGAATGTACTGCATGACTTCACACAGTTCTATTCTATTTTTCCGATTCAAAAATTATAATACCCAATATTTTTCTAACAAAAGAATATAATACTGTTCTATTTCTCCGATTTACTCATAAAGTATCTCCCTTATCAACTCTTTATTTTTCGGGTCATCAGCATTTATGTATTCAACATTATCAAAGATATGCAACTGCTTCATTTCATCTTCATTAAGATGGATGGTAGTAATGGTATCAGCCATGAGCATTTTCAAATTGGCGTAACTAATACCCCATACAACATAATCCATAGTCCAACCGTAACGCTGACAGGCAAAATCTATCAGCGTGCCATACGTACTATTTCCGCCAAATGTAATGCTGTTATTGTCTTTCTTGACTTCTGCAATGCGTTTCCGTTCGCTCTTCTCTTTATCTATTCCAAAGTACTTGATGTATTCATCAGTATTATCGCTGGAAAATATAAGGGCAAATAGCGTAGCTAATTCTTCATTGTCAAGACTGTCATTAAATAGATTTGCACGGCTGTCAATTTTGGTATTATTGAAAATATCCTTTTTTTGATTGAAGGTGTAATATGATAATATCCGGCAAACTATATCCCTCTTTTCGGAACACAGCCTAAATGATTCCATATATGGGTTAACAGCTATGATTTTATCATTAGCATTCAACTCTTTGAACAACCTTGCAAGTAGGTGTGTTTTTCCAAGAGTTGGAGGGTATATAAAAAAATGCCGACTTCCAATATTAAAACCTACAGGTCTTTCCATAATGGTGTCGGCTATGTCCATTTCTATATGTTCTCTATCTTCCATAATGTTGATATCTGTTAGGGCGGAATGATGGATTCAAACCATCGCCTCATGTATAAACATGTGTGCTGTCACTATACCAATTCTGCATAATACTGGTTTAACCTCCTACCAGCAAAGGGCGTCTTTCCGCTTGTCTGTTATCCATGAAAACTTGCTATTCATTCGAAGAAGCAGTATAAGGTTTCACTTGTTTTCCGGTTGCGGGCTTCAATACATCAGCGGAGTACTTCCACTTCTTACCCTCGGAAGTATCAAACGTGTCTTCTACTGACACTATTGAACGGTCGATTTGAAAACCCTCGCATTCGGAGTTCTCTGGAGTGAGCCTAAAAGCGTATTCGCCATCTACGACACCATCTTCATCATCGATGGGTTTGGTTCTACCTTTGGCGGCACGTATCTCAAATTCAAATAAATAGGTATTCTTTGCGTACTTGACGGCTTCATTCTCTCCGCCTTCAACCTTTGCCTCCTTCTTTTCCCCTTTTGTAGGTGTCAACTTTGTGGAGTTTTCTACGGGGTCATATGGGAGTTTAGTCCATGTAGTAGGAGCTGCACCGTCATCCCCAACCTTTCCAAATTCAATTGTGGGTTTACCCCATGATAATTCTGCCATAATCTATTATTCATTTACTTGTTTATACAATAACTTATTATTGATGAAGTGTTCGCTTTTGCCGTTCACTTCAAATACCCTTTGCTTATCCAGCGTGAAGCGGTAACTTTCTCCACGCCCTACTTCGAGAAGGTTATAGGCAATTCTACATAACTCACGCAAGCGGATTGATTTTTCTTCCGCTTGACCGTCACGCATATTATCAGGAACATAGATATTCACATTTACAAAAGCTTCTTGCATCTGGCCTGCTTCATTATCGAGAATCGAAATAACAATGTCCTCCAAATTGGAATTGGCAGGACGTCTTGTTTTCTTCAACTTCCCGCTAATAGCCTTTTCAAGTGCCGAGCCTTTGATGAATTCGTAAATATCATCCTTGATTTCAATATCCGACTTCATCATGTTGCAATTTGATTTTTGAGTTTCTGCATCATGATTGGCAACTCTTTCCTTGCAAACAATTCAGCAGATGCAAGCACAACTTTATTATCCATAGCTTCAACAAGTTCGGCATAGTTCATTCCGGCTACAACGACAAGAGCATAGCCTTTGGAGTATTTCTTTGCAAGTTCCTCCGCAAGTTCTTTTCCTTCTTTAACGCCTTCCGAACCTTGCTTTACCTGATTGAATGATGAGTATTGAACGATTTTCCCATTGACAACTATAACGTAACCAACAGAGCTACGCAGGTTTCCTGATTGGTCGAACCAACTTGCCTCCTGCGGTCTATCCCTTGCTTCTATAACACATTTCTCACCAAGGTATGCCAATGCTCGTATAGTAAGCATTTCGGCTCGCCTGGCTTCTGCTTGTATAGCAGCGTTGATTTCGCTCATTGGCGTAGTCATCTTTATACCCATAACTTGCAATGTGTTTGGTAGCGATGAAAACCTTTCACTTTATACTCACGCTCAATACCACCAAGAAGGAATAGCTTAACCTTATCGTCAATAGCAAACTCTTTACAATCAGCATCAAGACGGATAATAGCAGAATACTTTCTAACAACACCATCCTCAAACTCCTTCTCTTCGGCTTTACCGCTCGGGACATGACGGCAAGGAATATCACCTTCATAACGGCTTTCGCCTTCGTGGTAATCTCCATTATCGTCCTCGTATCCGAGAGTAGTTACGAGATACTTTAGTTTGTGGGGTCTGTCATCGAGTATCATAGTTATCCTCCAATATAAACAGTTGGCTCACCAAAGCATTTATCATCTTCTCCAATGGAACGATAGATTGAATTAGCAAGTTTCTTGGCTTCTTCAACCTTCTTATCAGATAAACTTATTGACACATCACCTTCTGTATAGTTTTGAGCTTGAACAAGGCTTGCGAGACAATCTGCAACAGCACCTTTGAAAGGCTTGCTGTTAAACAATTCTCTGGTACACTCATCGCTACCGTTTAAACTGCGTGACAGCAAACGGTTCTCGAAGAATCCACTACTTAGTTTGTAGTGGACTTCATCTTTCAGTGCTTGCAGGATTGTCTTCATAATTTACTCAGTAGCCTTATGAGATTCAACAGCGGTTTTCAAAGACTCTTCTTGCTCATCGTTCAAAGCATTGACTTTTTCTATCAGCTTAGCATCACTGATGTTAGCGGCGACGCGATCGCCTGTGATAGCTTTCAAAGCAGCAATGAACTCAGGTTTCTTGTAAGTAGTCCCCCAGACGGTAATTTTCACATCGGTGGCATCTTCTTCTTCCTCTGTGGTATTTACCTCCTGCGCTTCTGATATATCAAGAACATAAATTTGGTCTACATCCTCAATAATCGGAGCAACAAATGCCTGTCCTGCGGTAATCTCACGCAATGGGTTCACAAGCGAGTACTTAGAAATCAACTTAAACGTATCAACCAATTGATACACCACATTCTTTACAGGGTTGGTTTGTTCGGCAAGCCGTCCGTATACCAAAGTACCTACAACCTCATTGCAGATAAGAATAATACGGTTAGCATTCCATGGTTTCTTAGAAACCTTTTTCCCGTTTTCTTCAAGAATGACAGAGCGATTGATAACCTTGAATGTGATTCCGTTGTTATCATCAGCAAACGCATCATTGAACTTAGTACCGGATGGAACAGGAAGCACAGTGTCTTTGGTAAAGGTTTGCCCATTATAGTTGGCAACCAATTCTTTTGCCTCTTGCGTCTGACGCAATCTATCATAAGTAGATTTGGCTATACAGATTTCGACAATTGCATTTCCATCAGCATCCGCTTTTTCAATAACACGCTTAATGTCGCTAAGCGACACTTGATCCTTTACGGTAGCCCCAAAAGTGTTTTCCTTTTTGTAATTGAAATTCAGTCGCAATAAAGCATCAGGGGTATCTTCATCCTTAATAGCTACATATCCGTTAGATAGAGCAAACAAGAAGTTATACTCATTTCTTTCATCCAAGCCAACCGAGCAAGCTAAGGCATCATTTGCGAGTTTTCCTGCAATAACCTTTGCATTACCGCCCTGCGCTTCCATTACATTGATATTGTTAATATCAGACTCTTTAAGAATCTTAGACATACCAATTTTTGGTATTTTACCATTTGCAGAAGCGAGGCTGTCGCGGCTTTTAATCGGTAACTCGGAATCTACAGCTACAAAGTCGGCGGCAACAAAGGTGGTGTTAACACTTGTGCTTTCCCATTTATTATCAGGAGAATATTCTTGGCGCAACATCGCACCATCTCCTTTATGAAGGTAAGTAACTTTCTCTTTTCTTTTTCCATTTACCTTCTCAATCAATCGCTGGAGTTTAGGGAAAAACTTAGCGACGTATTTCTGGAATAATGATTCATTCATAAATTAGTCCTCCTTTCTTAATCATGTTTGAATACCAATGTCGGAATAGCCGTTTTTAATGCAGCCTTGATGGTGTCAATAGAGTAAGGGCTTGCAACATCATTCACTTCACCATTGTACATAATGCTAACAAAAGGCTCTTTAGCGGATTTTGTAGCAGCAACAACACCGACATACTCATGCTTTTCTGGAAGAGAACCATAAGCACCGTCACTTACAGGCATTGGTTTATACACATCTTTTTCAGTGTCTCTGATAACAATATGCCCGGCACGGATATAATCTCCGACAAAACCAGTCATATCAAGTACCTTTCCGCCTTGTATTCCTGCGATATACTTGCGGATAACAATAGGGTCGTTTCCAAACCCGAACGATTCCATAGAACCTACATCAATCGTACCCATTTTTTAAATTTGATTTTAATTGTTACAAAATATCAGCCATAGCATCAATCTCGTTGTCGCTGAATGGCTCATCTTCTTTCGGCTTACCCCCTCCGGATGCTGGCGGTGTTCCCATAGTGGAAAGTCCGGCATCTGCACGTTCTTGGTTGTAAGTCTTTAAATCCTCTGTTACTTCGGAAAGGAACTCTTCAAATTCTTCGTCATTTTCAAAACTCATCTTACCAAAGCTTTTCAATGTGCGAGTTCCGAATGTGCCTGAATCCTTCAATACAGCTTCAAGTTTCGCCTTGCGAGAAGTGGTTATTTTTTCACCTTTCAGCGTTGTAACCTCATCTTTCAATGCGTTAACTGTGTCAAGCATGGATTTTGCCCATTCGGGGGCATCATCATTCTTTCCTTTGTTCTTTGGATTTTTCTTGTTTGAACCCGGCTGGCGATTAGCAGTGTTCGATGACTCATCGTCATCGTCGTCATCGGTTTCGTCATCGTCGTCATTCTTTTTGCGATTCTCTTCGATTACTCGATTGGCAAAAGACTGGCTGACTTGCAGGTAAGGGAGAACTGCATCAATCTGAGTATCAATTTCTGCATTTACATCCTCATCGGAGGCATCATCTTCGGAGGTTAGATTGTCGGCAATCTTGGCGGCGACACTCATTAACTCCTTCTTATTAAACCCGAACGCCTTCACTTTCGGTTTTAATTTCAACAAAACTTGTTGTTTTCTGTCCATTACTAAATGAATTTAAGTTGTTAAAAAGAAATAGCCTGCGTAGCACACATGCCAGCAGACTATTTCCGTAGAACTTAAAAACATTTTTTGAGCAATGAGTTTTTACGACAAGTTCCGTGGCATGTAGCTTCACATGCTTTGGATGCAAATATACACAATTTATTTGAAAAACAAATAAATTAGCGTATATTTTATCTCATTATCAGCAATGTAATCTGTTTGTATAATGAGAACATGATTATTTTTGATGCAAACAATCAAATCATCTATTTTTTAGATGTATAGCCATCGTGCAATACAGCTTGCACAGACTCGTAAACTCTTTCAGATTATCCATAAGGAAGGCACATTCTCAAAGGTTTTGCATCGAAAACTAAGCCGCACGCGTGTATTTGGGATGAAATGGATTATTTATCCTTGGTTCTAATTTCCATTTCAGTTTCATTCTCTATATAAAAGCTGATTACATTTCTCAACAGCTTTAAATCATCTATCGACATAGAAGGTAAACTAACCCACATATTAGTATTCCCTTTCTTAGTCGCTACCTTGATGCAGTCATTATCATAAATGCTTTCATCTAAATGAGTTATTTCTATTTCCATTGTCATACCTCCTTGTTTGATTTAGTTTTTTTGCTATTCATGTGTTGATGAACCATCATTAGAACGGAGTTGATTGCCTCTTTATTCTTATCCACTTCATCACGTGGGCAATCGGCTATGAAGTCCTCTATGCCTACATACAACTTTGATAGTTCTTTAACTGTCATAGTGTAACGTTGTGCGCCAAATTCATCTATTATCATGAGGTTATGCACTATGCAGGGCTTTCGCCCTGCTGGTTAAAAACTTAGTTTATCTCGTAATAGGGTTGTTCGCCTCTAATAACTCTCTTGGCATCAGCGATGCTAGCGTACAGCTTTGAATAGTCGCCATCTATAATTGCAAACTCTTGGCTAAAGGCATCTTTAAACATTGTTACTGTGTGACCTTTGTAACTTACTTCTTTCAAAATCTTATTTGTTGCCATAATCGTATATCTTTTAATTGTTATTATTGCTTCTTTTAGTATTATAAAGATACTGATTATTAGCGATATATGCAAATTCTTGAAACGGTTTATTCTTTGATTATCAGTGAGTTAAACAAGGTTTAACGGATAAAAAAAGAGCGACTAATAAGCCGCTCACGCTACAACAACATCGTTATTTTTTAGATGCCTAAAGACAAGCGGGTTGTCTTTCAAAAAGTATGGAAGTGTGCCTCGTTTCTTGGCATCATCAATGCGTTGCAGATTATCAAGAACCCACTTCTTGAAGCTGTCTGGCATATCTTTAACTTCATTCACACTTTCAGTAGTAGTTTCACTATGTCCGTCCCATTGCCAAAACTCTTCCTCTGTTTTGAGGATGGGGATTTTATAACAAAGGTCATTCGGGTGCCAACCTGTCCATATAAAATCTTTGGGATACTTCCCAGCAAGCACATCACATATATCACCATGAGGCATACGGTGGTGATGACTCCCACTTAGTTTGATTTCATAGCCTACAACGAAATCCATTTGTTTCCATCTCTCATTTTCAGCAGTCTGGTAAGCCATGTTTATTTCAGAACGAGCCAACCGGATAGAACGGTATTCGCAATCTTTCAAATGCTCGGCACTTCCATACTTCTCTTTGTAGTCCTTTTGCAGTGACGGGAAATCAAGTAGATATTTGGAGATTTGTTTACTCAGTGTAACGGCACTGGTTCCTTTTTGAATAGCGCAAGAGATAGCAGCTTCCAATTCTTCCTTGTATATAGTGGATTGCTGCCAGAGTTTAGCAGATACATTAAAACCTCTGTCCTTACGATTCTGAAACGCTTTCAGTGCATCGGAGTTGGTCTGATAGAGAACCTTATACTTCTGTTTATCCACAGTGGCAGTGTAGGCTTTCAAAACCTTATCAGCCATTAAGTCCTGTACCTCATTACTATTCTTCCATTCGTCAGAAGTACCACGATAGATAACAGCATGAATGTCATTGACAAACTGCGCTTGAATGTCCGCGATAGCCTTGTTGGTTTGAGGATAATCAGAAAACTTGAAAACAGTTCCACTATCAGCATCGTATTCGGTATTCAGCGTAACTTTGGCAGCCTCCAAATTGAGAGTATCATATATCTGCTCAACAAGAGCGACATATCTGTTTAGCCGGTTGTTGAGTTCCTGATATTTCTTCTTTTGATTTGGAATCTTAGGCTTTGCCATATAATAAACTATCTCCTCTCAAACTTCTCACATATATCACGATTCAAAAACTTACTCCATTGAGAAAACTTACAACGACACATGAAAACATCACCTTTCCAATCTTTCTCATGCCAATCATACGAATGCCTGCAATCTCTACAATGATACTTAGATTGAGGAATAACTTTCTTTGCCATTATTCTTCAATTCTATCTGGTGCAGGCATTTCCAGTAACCGGATAGCCTTAATGGTTTCTCTACCTTCTAATATGGCTTTGCATAGACGATGATAACCATCAGCTATTTGCCCTACTTCGTCCAGTATGATAGGATATTCAAGCGAACATTCATTAACTCGTTTCACCTGAAAGATAAAGCTATGAAGCTGACTACATTCAAACGGTTCGGTAGTCAAGTCTATATTCCACAGTGGCATATCGAGCACCGGATATTCTTTTGCCTTAGCAAAATCGTATAGCGTTTGCGCATTCCATATTTTATTGCCTCTATGGTATTCGCTTTCAGCGAAAGTCATATTGTCTATTGGGACTTTCATGCTATTCTTTTTTGATGTACACTTTAATTTCACCAGAAACATGAAGTTCGTCACCAACTTTTTCAACGGAGTATTCTATCAATCCTCTTTGGCAAATGGAGTTTACGATAGACTGGCGCACTTCATTCTTAATATCTTTGATGAGCATTTCATCAGCCCTGCGATTTGACCAGCCTTCATCGTGCTTCATCTTCTTGCGATAGTCCTTGATTTCTTTCTTAGTACGACCAAGACAGATACCTAACTTCTTTGCTTCGTAGTAATCAATTCGCTCGATGCTACTTAATTGCTCTTTTGGATTTATCTTTTCGGCTAATATGACAAGCCAGTCTGAAATTCTTTTTCTCATAATATTCAATTTTAAGCCAGTAGCGCAAGCAAATGCCTACGCTACTTTAATCTTTTCTACAACTTGTCAGATAGGCTATTGAACAATCTCCCAATCTTCGGCAAACACATCACTGATGGACGGAACCCATGAATCGGCACGTCCGGTCGCCTCATTGTAGATAAGACACTGTGAAGTGTAATCTACAAAGCCCTTACTTTTCAGAATAAGGTCTTTTGCTGACTGAGGGAGAGACTGCATTTTCGGGATGATGTCGCTTTCGATATGAGCCGGAACTTGCTTGATAACAAACAATCCTTTGCCGTTCCATCCAGTTCTGCGGATAGCAAGACCGAATTTCAGAGCATGGATGGCTTCACCAAAACCATATTCGGTATTCGGTTCAATTTTTACCCCATTGGTATATTCTATCCGATTGTGCAATGTTCCGAGATAGCTCCCCATAGCCTCACGTTGCAAATGGAGCAAGAATGCAGGATAATCCTCTTTTACGACTTCTCTGAACTTGTCAGAATCAACGAATGCAGAACATTTTTCATATTTCTCTGTAAGTTCCGTATCTTCTATAAGTAGACGGTCAAGGAAGGTATCAGCTATTTTATACGCCTTTTCAAACACATCTTTAGGCGACCAACTTTCATAACCGTCTTCATAGCGGACATGATAGCCAGGAACATCTCTATAACTTTCCGTTCTCAATAATCCTGCTTCACAAGCTTCTGCCTCTGTCATAGGCTCGGCTTCAATAAGTTTTGTTCCAATGTACTTTTTCATTATGATATTTTTATATGATTATTCTGCGCCTTCAAACAAGCTATTTACCCTTGTCTGTTGGACTTCTTTATCTTCTTCTTGAATTTGCTTTAGGGTTTCTTTAGGGTCGTTGGAATATCCAGCCATACGGATAGATTCAAGCTGGCTAAAGATAGCTTTACCGCCATTGCCTTTTTGCAGGCGATTAATCAATGCGTCTTCATCATTCTGGATAAATGGGGTAATGATATGTTCTACTTCCACATTGTCAACTTCATCTTTCCAATCTGTATTCATGAATTTCAAGAACTCTTTGATTACGCTACATTCACGCTCAAAGAATTCAACCCATGCACCTGATTCGTCACCAATCTTCATATGGGCATCAGACAAAATCATCTGTCTTGCATCAAAGCCTATATTGCCAAGACTTTTCATGTTCTCAAACGAAAGGTCAGGCATCTGCCCTTGCATGAAGAATAGTTTTAATAAGGTTTCTACGTGATATTTCAGGGCTTCGATGGATTGGGACCAGGAAACATACGACACATCGCCACCGTCTTGCAAGCGGAATATTCTGCGTGATTCTCCTTTATCTTCATCACCTACAAGTTTTCCTGCCACCTTTAGTACAGGTGCAGAGTTGTAAGCTATCACATCTGAATTACGAGACAGCGTGTATTCAATTTCTTCACGTATGTACGATAAGCCATGATATATTGGAACAGGGCGATAAGTATAAGCACCGGGTATCTTCCCAAGAAAAAGAGTGATTTTTTCCGGTTCTATAACAGATTCCCAGTCTCCATCTTGTTGTTTCCATTTGAAGTGCTTGTCGGCAGTGTAGGTTTCAAAGAAGGTAACCTCTTTATCCTTTATCTTTTTCTTGTACTCAAAAGACATAGCAAGCATATCACCTAATTCATCGAATAAAGGGTATAGCTTTACTCCGTCCATTGGTGAGTATGTTTTGCATTTTAGCTTGTACTTACTATTGAATCCGTATAGAGTATTCGGCTTTTCAACAGCATACCAGATAGTGAATATTTCACATGATGCAAAGTAAGCATTGCCACGCTTAATGTTTTCACTGTCAATACGGGCGTACTTATAAATGGCTTCAACTGCTTTGGCTATCTGCTGGCGTTTATCACTATCGTCTGTATTGTGATATACGCGCCTAACAGGAATGGCGAAAGCAAATTCGGTTGTACGCTTAGTGAGAAGTTTTTCAAGTCCGATATAGATGCGTGATGCTTTTTCAAGTATGCCATCAGACTTAACCTTGTCTTTCCGGGTTTCTTTGTCATCTACAATTTTATGCTTGGTAGGCTCATAGTCTTTCAATAGCTTGCTCCATTCGGGAACTTCTACTGATTTATTCTTTAAATCGTCAATGACATCGGAGATTGGTCTACCGCTGTCGAGGATAACAGTTATTTCGTCCATAATATGAGTACGGTGCTCCTTCACACCGTGATGATACTTGTACTTGCAAAGATAAGTATTTATTTGAAATTCAAATACAAATCAGCTATTTAAGTGGTATATTACACAAAACTTCCTGCGCACATTCTCCTTTCAGATAATCCACAGTAATGGCAGCAATGGATTTTGATTGCATGGTTTTCAGTTCATCATACCCATCAAAAGCGACATTATTACTTTTGAGAATATCCAACGCCTTAGCATATCCTTCTTTAACGGGAGCATTAACAAATTTGTTTATCTTCTTTTCCTGCAATCTCATTTCTATCTTCTTGATAGCATCGGCAAGGTGTTCTTGCGATGGAATTGGCAATTTCTGCCCTAAGAATATTGCCATACGGTTTAAATCTTGTTGTTTCATATCTATACGATTTAATTATAAAAAATCTTTCATTATCTCTTCATCACCAACAGTGCTGTAATCCCAAGGATAGAAAGTATTCGCAAGTGCATCAAACCAGTCTGGTGAACGCTTAATACGTTTCTTTATCTCTTCCTTTGGCTCAATGATAATTTTACCATTACTCATAAACTTCCAATGCGTTTCGGTAGCTTCTTCCATTAGTTTATCACAGGGTGGGAGAGCAGCCCCAAAACCATTCTTCGGGTTCAGCCAATCACGTACAGCCCAAAACAAATAAGCTCGCATATTGGCAAAAGTGTATTCTCCGGTAATATCGTTCAGTCCATGTGCGCTTTCAGAAAACTTACAAGAGAAAGCATTACTATACCTAAGTTCCTGCAAACGAGAAAACACGCCAGCACCTTCACCAATAGTATCAATAAACGCTTTAGTACCTTTTTTGTCAAGATACTTAGAAGTCATTCCTGCAACGTGCATGTGGTCTGCCGTTCCTGCGGATTGGTGCGCTTCAAACTCTGGGACATAATTGCCATATCTGGGACATAGTACGCTGTCATCACGCCCCATACCGGCAACATCGACACCAAGCTTGCAGCTTTTCCTCGGAATAAAGTTATCTTCCTGTAAACGCCTCCAGTTCTCGTTAGCTATCTCAATCCATTCATACGGAATAAGAACATCTTCGGAAACTTTAGGGAACATACCAAGAACCTTAACGCGAAATAGGTCATTGGGGCGGAATAACTGTTTTTTGAATATTCCATTATCCTCAATTTCAAATTCAAAATCACCTTCTCCGGCATTGAAATCTTCTTTCTTGATTGGAGTACACCAGTTATCGACCTTATCTTTCACCCATTCGTAATCCACTTGCCCGGGAATAACATTCTTTTTTTTGACTACGTTTTCTGCATTGAGAGAGTTCAATCGGAACTTTGCAAAACGGTCTGACTTCATGGCCTTAGCTGCATACCCGGTCGTTATGTTAGGATTGAATACAATAAGCAGACGAGAGTTGCCTTGTAAGTTTCCCTCTATGGCATTGTAGATAACTTCGGAAACACCGGATGCTTCTGTTACGGCAAACATTGTGTTTACTGCATGGAATCCAGACCATGCTTCGGTTGCTCTGTCGTCAGCTTTGAAGCCAGTTAGAAAATACTCTTCATAATTGGTGCGAATATCATTCCCGACAAGCCGACCTGGTAAACATCCTGCGTTACGAAGAAGTCTGCGGACTTCGGGAACCATAATATTGCCAACCTGCCGACCGGTTGGTGCAGTCATGGCGACTTTGGTATTCTTAATAAGTCGTCCGGCTTTATCAAAACGAGGGGTTAAATAGAAGAAACACAGACAAGCTACAGCTGAAATATAGTCCTTACCACGTGCTGTTCCTGAGGCTACTGCAGTCATAGGATTTAACTGAACAGACCTAAGTATAGCCTTCTGTTCTTCATCCAATCTTGCTTTGAGTACCTCCTTAGCGAACAAGCACCAATCATCTCTCCAAAGCTTCATTCTATTTACAGCCTTCTTATGATTATCCATTACCAATATAGCACTACTATTCTTCCGGTTCGTCAGGCAACTCTTTCATCAATTGCTCGAAAGGATTAACATTAACATCCTGCTCGACACGTTCAACATATCCGCGCTTCTTGCCTTTGGTTTTAAGGTAGAAGATAATTGCTGTCAAATCATCATCATTAATGGCATTCAGTAGCTTTGATTCAACTATATCAATAGTCTCTTCGTTAATCTCATCAACCTTTTCTTTAAACTTGGGATCATTATCAACCCACTTGTAATAACATGAACGAGTTATGCCTATCTTTCGACAGGCATACGATATAATTCCCTTGCTATCCAAGAGGTGTTTCAAGAACAACTCTTGTCTTTCCTTCTTTCTCATAATATGGTGATTGTTTTATTATTAAGTATTAATTCTATTCCTGATAACGTCAACGCACCCACTCATATTTTATATTTTCAGTTAATCAAACAATGATTGCTGCACACACCCATCCACGACCTCTTTCATTCGGTTTTCATCCGGGCGTGGAGTGATATTGTCCTTATCATAAAAACCATTCTTTTCCAAATAGAAAAATCTGTCCCAGCCGCATTTGTCATATTCACCTTCCTTATACGGAGTTAAAGCAGCTTGTTCAGCAACAATAAATTCTCTTTTGGTTCTTTTCATCTGTTTACCTCTGTGAGTATGGCAGTCAAACACGTAATCCGGTATTACCATGTGCCGACTATCGTAGTCTTTCAGATGTACGACAGGGTAAGCGAAATCATTTACATAGAAACTACAACATCCATACCTTACAACTTTTAAAAGCACAGTAACAGCCTTAGCTACAAATATGGAAGACTTAGGCGATGTAGTAGGCTGCATATCGTCTGCCTTCTTTAACGCGACAATCTCGTTCGTTACGGATTGATAGTTGAGATTGCTGGCAATAGAAACAATACGCTTCCATAAGAACTCTCGGTATCTTACCATTAACTCGTTAGCCAAATAACCGGCTCTAACATCATCTTTACCTGTTATGGCACGTTCCAATAGTCCGGCAACCAAAAACATATCATGGCCGTTCTTGGTGTAACATCCTGCATTACCTCCGACATATTCATCTTTTGGAAATTCTATTCTATCTCTTGAATTAAGCAGGTTGCAGGCGAAATAGTCAGCATCTCTGTTCTTTCTTGTGGCAAGAAGAATACCGAGAGCCTTTTCAATGAATAAAGATGATTTATTCTGCCAATTCTGTGCATCATCAGCTTGTTTTAGTGCTACAATTTTGTTCGTTATAAGGTCGTAGCAATCCTCTGCTGAAACGCAGAGTAATCGCTTCCATAGGTAGTTTCTAAATCGTGGAGCCAATTCATTAGCGGCATAGCAGGCGTAATCTTTGTTACTCCTGCGAATTGCTTTCTGAATGAGGGATGAAACCTCAAACATATTGTGACCGTTCTTTGTGTATAGTGAATTTGCCATATTTCAATCTATTATGCGATTTCAAATCTTGAATTTGGATTCAATTATTTTCTTTACTATTGCTCTATGTATTATGCAGGGCTTTCGCCCTGCTGGTTATTATGCTATCTTTAGCTCTTTAAGTCTCGTATCTACCAATGATTTCAACTTGCGAGTATCAAATAATGGACTTCTATATCCATCTTTAATAAGCTGTATCATTTCTTTATAACCAATCTTACATACAATTTCAATCTTCATGCTGTTATCATAAATAGTAGAATTGCAAGCAGCGATTGTAAATGCCATTGTTTTGTAACCTTTATCCTTCTTCATGATAGATGCAAACAAATACATATATACAGCATTTTTCATACTATTCAAGGCATCTTCTTGATTATCCTTTACTATTCTACCACCTAAAACATCGCCGCATCCCATTTCTTGACCTTTTTTGATAATAGACAATGTACTGATGTACATTTTAATATCTGTTGCTTTCATTGCTTTATCTCCTTTTTTTAAGTTATACTTTGTTTTTCTTTTATATAGTAAAGATACTGATTTATAAGGAGTTATGCTAATTTAAGCATCTAAATATCAGCAAGTTAAACAAGGTTTAACAGCTTGCATATCATCAACATAAACGCATCTTGGCTTTGACGTTATAAAGTCATTAGCAACATTACATCCATAAGCCCCCACATTGGAAATAAGAACCTTATCACCAATATTGGCAGGACCAGAATAATCACGATGGATAATATCATTCTCTATACAGGTGCATCCGTAAATGGTAGCGTGTTCCACACAATCACTATCATTAGAAAGTACTTTGCAAGGCGGGTTCTTGGTATGGCAAACAAAGCCAACATCATCACGTTTACAATCCAACACGAGCATTGTTCTGCCTTTGATAACTTTCTTTCCAATGATGGTTGCAAGCAAGGACATGGAAGTGGAAACTATCGGTGTCCCATTCTCTGTAATAAGCAGAACCTCCCCATTGGGAAACTCTCTTGCGAATACTTCACCAATAACTTTGGCATATTCTTCATACGATGGGACATATTCACCATATTGCATTTTCAGGCTATTATCCATGCGTCCGAACATGTTGCCGCCAATATCAACGATATTTGCACCAAGCTCTTTTGCGTATCGAGCCATCATCTCAGCACGTTTCTTGAAAAATGAAAGTCCACGAGCATAGGAGATATGACAGTGGATGCACTTTACTCTTATCAATCCTCTTCGTTGTAATTCTATGATTTCTTGGTAGCCTTTGCTATCAACATCAATTCCAAATCTTGAAACTATTCCATTACCAATATCGAAATTTAGACGAACTCCAATTGCAAAGGGTGAAGTGCTTAAACCCAAAAGAGAACCAAGTTCACCTACATTATCAACATTCACTATTCCACCATGATTAGCACAGCGTATCTTATCGTCTAAATCAGGAATAACTCCATTGTATATAATCTGGCTATAATCAAATCCATAATTACGAGCCATCTGATATTCAGAAGGAGATACAATTTCTGCATACCCACCAACCTCTTTAACAACATTGATGAACTCGTGACAGTAATTTGTTTTGAAACTATACCCAATATTGTAATTAGGATAGTATTTTCTGAAAGCAGCTATAAAATCGGTTATATTCCGTTTGAAGTCGCTTTTATCTGCAATATATAGAGGTGTTTGTAAATCACCTCTTGACATTAATCTTTGCTGTATTTTTTCTAAAGTCGAAATCATAATACTTTCCCCATTTGTTTTTCATTGCACATCTATACTCGTAGTTCCTTTTGGAATCAATAGTAGTACCTCCTTCATTGGAAGCTTGAACACCGTAGCTGTGGAAATACTTAGGCAGGAGTACAACTCTATTCATAAGTAATTCCTGCATCATCATATCAACATCGGATATTGCCGGGTCTTTCAAATCATATTTAGCTTTGAGTGCTTTCTTGTTGATCCATCGAACGTGACCAGGCATTCCTTTAAAGCAAAATTCTTTGTCATATACATACAATGCCGTTTGTGGATTATCAAAAGCAAGTCCAAGATTCAAATCGTAAAGCTGCTGGCCAATGCGGAGTATTTCATCGCAAGTACGTTCTTTCCAGTCTGGATAGTTCTCTGCGGTAATGGCGGTGTAATTATCAAGCCGATAGCAAAAGTGCTTTATGTCATCATCTGCAACGAAAATCACGTCTTCGGACGTGTTCTCGATAATCCAATACAGTGTAGACATAAAACTATGCACCTTTCCACCACATTCAAGCGTAGCACCATTAGGAATAACAAGCATATCATCTACTCCAGCATTCCGATAAGCATTGGCTTCCTCTTCCCTAACGACATAAGTACAGTATTCAAGACAGTTCTTAGTCATTATCTTGTGAGGTCGCTGATACGACATGACGTATATATTAAACGTAATATCGGGTATCATAGAACTTTTTCATTTTTAGTCCATAGCTCAATTTGTATTCAGAGGTAACATCGTAACCGAGTAACTGCTTACAACGAAGATAAGCCATATTGCAACCGGCATGACGGACAAACGGAAGCGAAGCATTGATACGTGGATTTATTTCAAGCAACACAACCTTGCCATCTTTTTTTAGAATGAAGTCAAAAGCCACATTGCCATCAAGTCCAAGTTCAGCTACAACCTTTTTCACAATATCATAAGCCATATCATTAGGCTTGATTTCTCCGTACATGATAGAGCCAAAAGCCATCATGTAACCGACATAACCGCAGATGTGAGTAACTACTCCTTTGTCTGCAAGCGCACTAACGGTATAATCCAACCCTTCGATTCTCTGCTGGAGGATAACCTTGTTTCTGCCATTGCCAACGATAGATTTCAAATCGTGCAGGGATATGTATCTATTTTCTCCAAACTTATTGAATAGAGAGGTATCATTGCTCTTCTTGTCGTCCACAACAGCAAAGCCCTTACCTCCGCACAAATTATCTACCTTACAGCAAATGGAGCTGTTTTTATACTTGAACATAGAAGCAAAGGCATCCACATCAGAAACTCCATTTGGTATGATTTGCTTCGGCATCAAATCTGCATAACAACCATAAAGAGCAATCTTATTGTTAGCAACCAGCAAACTATCAATAGAAGAAACAGATACAAGAATACCGTTCTGCTTAAACTCGTCTTTAGTGCGAGCCATTATTTCCAGCTCCAATGTGGCAGTAGGCATAATTATTGAAATATCATGCTCTTTGCATATAGATATGAGCGTCTCAATATAATCAGGCGCATTAACGGCAGGAACCACAAAATTTCCGTCCGACAATTCAGCCGGTGGAAGATTGACGGCAACAGAGTTTGCAACATACACATTCACTTCAATACCATCTTCATTGTTCTTCAAACAATCTATAACCTCTTTTACGTGGATGGAACAGCACGTAAGCAGTACGCTGAAACCTTTCATTTTATATTGAGTTTTATGCCAAGTGGCTGTTAATAAACTTTTCTTTTAATTTAACTGCTCGCATTGCACCGAAGCGAGCAACCTGTAATTGTTCTTCGAGAAATAGCTTACGATTTGGATGCTGTTCGGTGAAATGATACGAATAACTTCCATCGTGAGTAATCAGCCTGTGCCCGTGAAGCCTGATTTTCAAACCTTCGTCATAGGTGACAATACCGGTATAACAGACTTTAAGTTCATCCAACTTATCGTAAGCCTGTTCAAGCAAGCATTCTGGAACGCAGTAGTAGAAATACTTTATGATTCCCTTGCTTTCATGATGATGGTCTTTTTTAAAGTCAGCAAGGAAATCAGTCCAACTACGTTTTATTTCAATCTCTGTAAGATATCCAGATTTGGAAAGGACAAGCATATCGCATTCATGCCAGATGCTTAGATTATTACTCATGCCATTTACATTGAAAGCAACAATGTTACGGACATAGTTGAAAGTATCGCATTTGGATAATGCAACTTCAATCTCATATAAGGTTCTTTCTGTATTCATTTCTCTTTTTTAGGTACTATCTGGGCTTTTATATCATCATACCAAATGGAACGAGCTTTAATTTTCCTCTCTTTGGTGGCATTCTTGGCTACAAGAACTTTCTTATCATCAATACCGAGAGTACGGGTCAAATTCAAGTAGTCTATCTCGTTGCGGCATACAATCATTACATAGTCGTATTTTTCATAACGAATTAGTTCCATATCCTTAATCTTGGTTTCTTTGACATTTAGATTTTCAAGGTCAAGACTTAAATCAATCTTTAAATCAGCAGTCCATTCAGCGAGTTTATCCATATCCCATTCTCCGGCATGGGTGTTTGCTTTGATGTTTATTGCTTTTAATTCGGATTCGCTGTAACCAATAAGGCGTTTGCATAGGACTGGCGTATCTGGATTATCTTTGAGTATAGAAACTCGTTGATGACCGGATATGATGTTGTTATGCTCATCAATCACAATGACACCAAAATCACCAAGATTATCAAGCGATTCTTTCAATTTTTCCTTAGCCTTTTTCTTCAACGGCTTACGTGGATTACCAAACTCTGTTTTAAGTTCGGACACGGGTAATTCTATGACTTCTATTCTTTTATCCATTGCTCTCTCCTTATGGTAAATGTATGCACAGTAGGTCTAACGGTGGAAATCCCAATATCTTTGAACCCTAATTTCAACGCATTCTTCCATGCGGCAACATTGCTGGGATTGATATATTGATAAATACCTTTCATCTTTGCTATACGAAAAGCGTATTCAAGGATAAGGCGGTTGCATTCATATCCTATCCCATGTCCCCAATACGGTTTGTTGAGTATGTGGGTGTGAAGTTCACCAAATTTATGAGCACAGTCGTTTATTCTATCTATGAAAACGTTGCCGACATATACTCCATCAGTGAGTATCGCAAATCGAAGGCAACTGTTACTTTCTATCTGTTCTTGATAAAACAGAGTTTCGCTATCCAACGATAGCGGAGAATATGGACTTTCGCAAATAGCGTATTTCCACACATCTTTATCTTTACGCATCTTCCAGCTAAGTTCGGCATCAGATACTCTTTGAGGTCTTATCGTTATTTCCATAGCTTCAATACATTTTCGATTACATCATCCATATCGTAATACTTGTACTCGGCAAGTCGCCCGCAGAATGTGGCAAAGCTCTGCTTATCAGCTTGTGCTTTGTATTTAGCATACAGAGCATTATTCTGTTCATCGTTTATGGGATAATACGGCTCGTTGGTTCCTTTGTAATCTTCCGGGTATTCGTAAGTGATAATAGTATGTGGCTGGTTGCAAAACTCAAAATGCTTATGCTCGATAATACGTGTATAGGGAGTTTGGCGGTCAGTGTAGTTCACAACTGCATTCCCTTGAAAGTTATCTGTATCATTCAGAACTTTATGTTCAAAACGCAAACTTCTGTATTCCAACTTTCCAAACATATATCCAAAATACTCATCAATACATCCGGTATAGAATACTTTGCCGGCAAGCTGGTTTAACTCGTTTCTGTTCTGCACGTAATCAACTCCCAAGCGAACTTCGATTCCATCAAGCAACAAATTTATCAACCGGTTATAGCCTCCGGTAGGTATTCCTTGATACCTATCATTGAAATAGTTGTTGTCGAATGTGAATCGAAGCGGAATACGCTTTATGATTGAAGCAGGAAGATCGGAGCATTTACGCCCCCATTGCTTTTCTGTATATCCTTTTATAAAGAGGTTATATATATCGTCTCCACATAGTTTCAATGCTTGTTCTTCGAGATTTGCAGGGGAATCAATATGGGAATACTTTTCACGCTGGTGCTCTAAGCGCAGCTTAGCTTCCTGCGGAGTATGTACGTGCCATAACTGATAGAGCGTATTCATATTAAAAGGGAGGTTGTATAATTCTCCATCAACGCAAGCAAGAGGGGAGTTTGTGAATCTATTAAATTCTACGAATGAATTTACATAATTCCATACTTCTTTATTGTCTGTATGAAAGATATGCGGTCCATATAGATGCACGTTAATACCATCATTATTGCAGCAACGGGTATTTCCTCCGGTGTGAGAACGCTTATCTATGACAAGACATTTATATCCACGCCTCTTTGCCTCATGAGCGAATACAGAACCGCTAAGTCCTGCACCTACAATCAGATAATCATATTCTTTCGACATACTATTTGAGTTATGTATAACTTCATACACTTTCTGCGTAAATGCCTGCCGGACATATTTCCGACAGGCTAAACACAAATTCAATCATCTGTAAGCTACTTACAAGAACACTTATGCAATCTTTCGGCTTCTTTCAGTCGTGTCAGATGGCAATTCCCATCAACCCGTAAATTACATAAGCCTTTTTGTCCTTGTTTTCGCTTGACTACTATTGAAGGAAGCAGGATTTAAACCTGCACGAGTGGTGTTTTTGCGGTTCTCTGATTTCAAGTCAGTTTCCCCTAAGATGTCTCGCATGTTGCAGGCTTGGATATTAACTGTTATCATGGAATTTTTCACCTTACATCTTGATTAGCGTCTTTCATTCCGCCATTCCTTCAATTTAGCTGTTTTCTCTTATTTCTGCATCAAAAATACAACATTTTATTTGTTTTTCAAATAAAATAGAATAAAAATGTCATTTTTCTATTTTCAAGGTCTCAACTCTCCAACACTTCATCATGTGGTCCGTTTCACGTCCCATATTGAAGGTATTACCGAGATAGTATTTATGGGCTTCTTGCTCTGATAGGTTGATAGGAGTAACGAACCAGTCTTCATTACCTTGTTCGTCTCTTAGATACACTTTTACTATTGTTATCATGGCTCAGAATATTAGTGGATGCTTATGGAATTGATTTTCTTTGACAAACTTTCGCAGCATTTGTATTGCTGTTGGCAACAATGCCAAATTGCTACCCGCAAACTTCGTATATGGGCCGTCGACCTCTTTGTCACGATGTAGCTCCGAATACCATCTGCCGGGAATTTTTTCTCCACGCAATTCATTTATACCCATGATTGCTATATCCTGTCTTTCAAGATATGTGGCAGCGCCCTCCAGACTATTAAGTATGTAGAGCAGATCAGATGTTTGCTTCTTTGTCAATCTCATAATCAGTCCTCCTCAAATTCATCTTCATACATCCAGATATGTTTACCACTTCCACAAATTTCAACTTCCCATTTATAAATAGATGGCCAGTACTCTACCAGTACTGTGTTTCTGTAACCCATATATGGGTCTTTTAATGTTGCTGTTCTCATTGCTAAATTATTATAGGTTAATACTAATCCATTTTTCGATTGCTTGTTCTTGTGTCAAAGCATCTGTCTCACTCGTATAATCATTAAAGATGGCATTTATCTCATCAATAACCTTATCTCCTTCATCCCCTTGAAACGAATAATATTCTTGCTCGTTTTTCTCAAAGCAGGCAAAGGAAAGGCTGCTGTCTATACATACGGAATATCCGCTTATCTCGTATTTCCCATTCAACCATGATGGAGATAACAATATTTCCTTTTTCATTGTTTTGCCACTTATCCGTTATACATTGATGTTATTTCTTCAGCATGAAGTTCTTTTCTCAACTCACTGTTCTTGTATATTCTTACAGATACGATTCTAACCGTATCGGACAGGAAACGTCCACAGTCTTTTCTTACCTTTTGCTCCAACTTCAAAGCTTTCACTAGATTTTTGGTACGCTTTCTTATGGTACTTTTGAATCCAAAAACAAAATCTTCGGTATCAATCTCGAACTGGTAGGTATTAGAGTGTAATGCCTGGTTAAGTTCGGATGTCATTTGTTCTATCTTGCTCATATTATGCTGATTTAAGTGATTCAAGAACTCTCATGTTTTCACTATCCTTACTTACAATAAAACGATAAACCCAACCACCTTGCGACAATTCATTTTTAAATTTTAAGCCCAAAGAATGAAGTTTATTAGAAACCATTTCAATGTCCTTACTTCGATTGAACAAAGAAGCAACTCCTATACCATAAGATGCAGGATATATGCTAATACTATTTTTATCTGCTATCTTTTGAAGATATTCGTACAAACTTTTATATCTATTCTCTTTACTGATTTTATCAAGCACCCATTCAACAGTGACTTCTTTTTCCTTTGGAGTTTTCAACGACTTGCAGAACCAGTCATCCGAGTGACTTTTTGTTCCTATACCTATGTGAGTAGCACTCTTATAATCGTTCATATCGACAAAACCGTATCTATCATCTGCCCAAACATTGTAACCAAGTTCATTTAATTTGCTAATTGTTTCTTGTGTAATCTTCATTGCTCTATGGTTTAATTTGTTATCTTTTGATATATAAAGATAGTGATAATATATTGTATATCAACATTTTACAAACCAAAAATTCAATACATAAACTAAGTTTAACTGTTTGATTTACAGATATTTTGAGGCAAGAATAGACTTGCTTTTCTCAATCTCTTTGTTGGTATCGATACCGAGTTGCTGATAGAATGAAGAATTACCAGAAAGACTTTCGCTGGCTATCTGCAAAGTTCTACGTTCTTCTTTTGTGAATCCGATGCGGAAGGTTCGGAAAATGGATAATGCTTCTTTCAAATAGCCGGAACGAAGCAGGAAGATTGCTTTACTTGTCTTGGTTTCCATAGTTCTTATCTTCCAGCCATTTATCACGTTTCTGTCTGCATGCCTCTAAACTTGGCGCACAACAGGCGAACAAATCACCATTTTCAGTACGATAGTCATACTGATACATTCTCACTTTCTTGCCTTTCAGCTTGGTGTTGTAGGTACAGTAGTTTTCTTTACCAGGGGCGCATACACTGCAGCCGTTTTCGTTTATTGAGTTCATAATCATTTACTTTAGTTCAACACCATTCTTCCATTTTCTACAATATTTATTGCTCTAAAAATTTCATATATAACCTGTGGTAAAATCGCATTGCCGTATGCCTTTATCGATTCCTGCCGCCACTTTGAAAAGGCAATACCGTCCAATCTGGTGGAAATCCCATCATCTCGGCTACAAACAGGGGATTGAGTTGGGAAGTTTTTCCACCGTTCTGCGAATGATGCTCTCCTAACATTACCGGGAGGTTGCACAGAGCATCCGTCCTCATTTTCCCGTTTTTCCTTTTCAATGCTTGTGGGGAAACGGAGGGTTGATAATCCCTCGCTGCTGGAGTAGGCAACATTCCGTTTATTGCCATTGCTGTCAAAGCTGTGCCCATTTGGCTGTTCGGATTGTACTTCTTCGTATATTTGTCCGCTTCCCTGGCATTGGGAGTCGGAAGCAGCCGAACCATTCTCGCAAGTCCTACGCTTCCGTTCTGTCCATTCTGATTGATTTTCCTCGGAGTACCGTTTCTGGTCGTAACAAATTGGTCGTTCTTTCCAATTATCGCTCCGGTTGTTGCATCGCTCGCCATCGGTGTCGGGAGCAGTCCTACCGGATAGAATGTTGTTTTCCCATTCTCGTTGCATACCTTCAGACCCTGCGTCTGCACGGTGGGCAATAAAGAAGACGCGGTCTCTTCTGTGCGGCGCTCCGACGGCACAAGCCGGAATAACAACCGGTTGGACGGAATATCCTTCACGTTCAAGGTCGTTACACACTGTTTCGACGACATATTCCTGCCGATGCAATGTTCTTTTTCTGTTCTCTTCTCCGAATAGAGTTTCTTCGCTTCCCAACGGAGTTTCACTGCCTGGCTGTACCATCGTGAGGATTCCAGCAACGTTTTCACCAACAACCCAATCGGGCTGTATCTCCCGTATCGCTCGTAGCATTTCCGGCCAGAGATAGCGGTCATCTTCCGCTCCCTTTCGCTGTCCGGCACAAGAGAAGGGCTGGCAGGGAAAACCTCCGGTGAGGACATTGATTTTTCCTCTCCATTCTCTGAAATCTGTTTTCGTGATGTCTTCATAACTTTTGCTGTTTGGAAACCAATAATCAAGTATCTTTCTCCCGAACGGGTTTATCTCGCAATGGAACACGTTTTTCCAGCCCATCATTTCAGCAGCTATTTCTGGACCACCAATGCCGCTGAACAGAGAGCCATGTGTTAATCTTTCACTCATTCTTCTGATTCTTTAGGTTTCCAATCAGACGGTAATTTTGCCCACTCACGGAACTTACCGTCAAAATCGTCCATATCCCTGAACATATCCATCTTCGATTTCTCTGTCTCTACGAGTGAGGAGAATTCCAGGAAGTACATGTCGGCGCTCTTGACAAAGCTGTTATGAAGCCTTTTCAAATTTCCGAGAAGCAGTCCTTTGGCGTTCATCAGGTCTGCCGCTTCCTCCACCAGCATGTTGGCTTCGCAGTTCAGTATGTGTGCGGCTGAAAGAAGGCTGTTCAATCTGTCTATGCTACCGTTGGCGGTCGCTGCGTCTATTAAAGTTTTCTTTGGTCTCATTATATTTTATTGATAAAAACAAGAAGTTTTTTGGCATTATTTATTTCCTTTTGGAAGAAATCTACTGCTCTAATAGCTTTCATGAATATCTGACGTTTTCCTCCATCAACCAAATAATATTCAAATCCATACTTTTCAGCATCTTCTATAGACTCATAAATGATAGCTTTCGTGTTAGTACATGGACTTTTTACGTTAAATGTAGTATTGTTTAAACCGTACTCAGACCCAACACAAACATGATTTTCAGTTTCAACTATCCATCCATTGGGATTGTTAACCATTAGAACTTCCATATCTTTAATGGATTGTTCTATAACTCTTTGTAATTCTTTCATTGCTCTTAGTTTTAATTAGTTCTTTTGAATATGTAAATTTACTTTAATTTTATTTGAAAAACAAATAAATGGTGCTTGAAAATCAGCTCATTAACTATGTATAACTGTTACTTTCTCCGGCTGTTGCCAAGCAGAGGAATCACATTAAAACTCTTAAATCTGTCAATTAGGCGACCTTCAAAACGTTTCCCAAATTCTTCAATACTAAGATTGCTGGTAATATGATATTTCTTGTTGAATTGCTGATATATTTCATATCTGGCATAAAGAAATTCATCAATCACACTGTCCAGACTTGTACCATAGCTTTTTTGATTCTCGGTTTCCAGTCCGATGTCATTGAGACAGACATTGAACGGCTCCGGCTTAAATCCTTTCGATTGACCCTCGTTATAGGAGTACAAGTCTATGTGTCCCTTCATTTTGTAATAGTTCATCATCTGGGTTACAGACAAGTTTTCAAACGCGTTTGGGTTGCGTGTTAATCGTAGGTAGTCGGAGAAAATCTGCATAAGCATGGTTTTACCGGTGCCGGAATTTCCGACAAGTAACAAGTTCTTGTGAATCTTGTAGTCTTCGTCCGGGAAAACCTTTTCTGCCAACTGACAGCCATTGAAGTAATACAGCAGAAATGACAGTACCTTTGAGTTATACTCATCGACTTCAAACTCCCTGAACTCACGCCCCATGTAATCATTGCCAAGCTGTCTGATGAATCCTGCATGGGTGCGATATTCATTAGGGTTAGTCATATCATACTCAAAATCTTGCAGAATAATCTTTCTGTGTTGCTCCAGTAGATTTGCTATCTGTTGCTGCTTTAACTTCGCTGCAAACGACTTTTCCTGCTGGATTTGTTGTATTTGGGCTGAAAGATTTTTCTCTTCGTTTGTCATATTCTTGTTTTTTAAGGTCAATATCAAGCCATCTAGAAAAATGTGACATGGCGTCTTTGGGGGCTTTTTGGATTTCTCCCTCATTTTGCAGTTTTGCAAAAAAACGCTTCAAGCACTCGTAAAATGTTTCAATGGTAAACTCCTTATGCCCGGCAGAACGGATATTCATAACAAACGGTTCTATCCACGACATATTCGATGCGAGTTCGTTATAGCATTCTTTCAAAGGCTTATCGAAAATATCCGGTGGAGGAAATTCTTCTTGCGCCTGCGCATAAGGGAGAGAGTTATTTACTTTACTCTCCTTTCCTTTGTCTGAAACTTCGGGAATAATAGGAGATTGTTCTGGAATAATCTTTAATTCTTCCGTAAGAATGTTTATTTCATCCGGAATTTTAAAACCTTTCCTCTTTGCCCTCGTTGACATCTCTACAAATCTTTGTTGAATAGAACGTGATGATATGATACCCCCACTTTTGAGCAATGCTTTATCAAAAAGCCCCACCGCACAGCAGTAATTCACTATTTCATTCACTAAATTCTCTTTCAACCCGAAGTATTCAGCCACATCAAAAGCAGTACTTTCGTCCCACACGATGAAACAGCCTCTTACCCGGTAGATTTCACAAAGGATGTAATCATAGACAGCAATTCCAGAACTTCCAAAATCTTTTTTCAAGCGTTTTATTTTAATGTCTTGATAACGGTCAGTATCGACATTATAATAATCAAAACCTGTTTTGTTGTTAGCCATCTTCTTGTATTAAACTATTCATATTCAGTTAATTAATGTATGTAAAGCTAACTATTTTAGCATAGATAAGCAAATGTATAAATCTGATTATCAGTTATTTAAACATTAATTATCAGTATCCTTTTCGCTGCAAAGCCATATCCTGCTTGGCGAATGAAATTTGCGTTCTGATGTTATCTCCAGCATGTACAAGAGTTCGATTTATGCGGTCGAGCCATGTTACAAGCTGGTTTGCAGTAACACTTTGAGCAGCGACAAACTTCATGGCGACGGTAGCAGGAACACGGGAAATGAACTCCATGTGGCTTGCATATACATTCGCTGTGACTTCATCCTGATAGGCTTTAGCATCAGCCAAAAGTTTTCCTGAACGAGCTAAATAGACGTTTATATCGGTAAGGCGTTCTATAAGCTCCTTCGGATTGTCACTTGTTGTTGTTTCAAGAAACGACTGCATTTCTTCTATCTCTTTGATGATAGGGATTAATGGGCAATTCTCGATATTGCAATCGCTGGTTCCATCATTACTAGGGCAGTATTTACAGTTTATATTCATGTCGTTAAATTGGTAAAGCGTTAGGGTATTTCTGATAGTACAATTTATTCAATGCGGCTTTGAGTTGGTTGTAGTTACCAACAAGACCAATATTAACCCACTGGGCAATCTGCCTTTCAAGTTCGTACATCTCACGTATTTTTGCTTCATCGCCAACCTTATTACGCATTTCAGATTCATGTTTACCATACACGATTATATTCAGAGAGCGTGCAAGGTCTTTCACTTTCTTACGAAATATAGGTTCCGGCATAATGGAGCGTACTGCACGGCACATAGACGGATAAGCATCACCTGCAAGATTTCGGAACTTTATCATTTCGTCATACACGAATTTAATCACATCATATTTGAATGACGGGTTTATCCACATAGCGAAATCTATAAAAAGAATTGGGTGCATCCATGTACCACCGTTCTTTCCTCTTGAACCTAAATAGGCGGAATTCCGGCTATTTAGATTTTCACGTTCTACAATGGTGTTTATCAGTTCATTCGCAGATTGGTTCTCGAAATAATGCTTGAGTTCTTTCTTTGAATTATTACTAACATTCCACTGTTTTAATAATTCGGTTGCATTAAAGAAACCATCCTTTGTACGCTGAACAACTCTGAATTCTCCCATCGGACGAATCATTTCTTGGTTTGTTTTCATACATCATTCAAATAATCAGTTACTACTTTCATAAATTCATCCAAAGATTTGCAGACAACGTATTTAGCCCCGATACTTTCAAATTCTTTTTGATATTCCCTTTGATGCTCGGACAGTCTACCTGTCTTCGTCTTCAGTTCTATTCCAATAAATGGATAAAAACGATTAGGAACAAGCAGTATCAGGTCTGGAAACCCGGCTCGCACGCCCATTTGCTTGAATTTGGCTGCCTCAATAGCATTTCGCTTGCCTCCGTTGGGGCTATGATGCAATCGAAGTCTTAAACGGGGGTATTGGTAATCAAACCATCGCACAGCTGACTTTTGTAGTGTATCTTCGATATGCCTCATATTTTATCCCTCCAAATATATCCACCCGCTGTAGGTGTTTTTCCATCACAGCATTTGCTAATATTTCCATGTCTAACTCCAGTTGCTCTTTCAGCATCAAGCGTACTATCGAAATACGCAATAATATTGCCATCTAAATTAATTTGACAAACACGCCTTCTCCTGACTGATAACTTTTGTTTTTCAATTGAAGCGGATGTGCGATTTCTACCAAACTTTGGGTGACTAAGACCTTTTTTGCCAAACATGGGGTTCAGAATTCCGATTTTCATTCTCGAAAGTTTGCTTCTAACAATGCCGCTTTTCATTGTATCTCTAAGTTTCTTAATAGACAAGTTGTTATTTGAGTTTTCCTTCGGGGTAGCCCATCGCAAATTAGACACATTATTATTCGTGCGTATTGTGTCTATATGGTCAACATACGGCTTATTATCAACATTAGGAATAAATGTTATAGCGACAAGTCTATGTATTCTAACTGTTTTTCCATGACCGCTTTTCCGAAGTCTAACAGATGGATACCCGGTGTTGTCGATTACCAAATTCATAATCATCTCATTGGTTGTTCTTTTAGAACCATAGCAAGTATTTACAGTTCTTGAAATACTTTTTACTCGCCCAAATGAGCTAACCTTATATAATCCTTCATAGTTTGGGATATCTCTCCAAACTTCTCTATTGTCAATCATCTCCTCGTATGTCATTGTTTTCTTCTTTTGGTGTTATTACTGTGTCTCTACCTGTTTTGTCTACAACGACACATTTTCCTGCTACCGTTATAGTTGTTTTGCATCCATCAGGAAGTGATTGCAAGAAGTTACGAACAACTGGGACATTAGCCTGATCGTTGATGGCTTCTTCTGAGTTGTTATCTTCTTCCACTGTGTAGGGATATACATCCATGATGGCTGTTTCTGAAACGGATGCAATCTGATAGTCTGCAATAGTTCCATTCATTCCTTCGTCCAGCTTCTTCACGGCATCCCGCAAGTCGGCAGCTTGCACCAATATTTGAGTGGAGGTCTTTTTTTCAGCACCGCTTTTTTCATCCAAAGTGATGAAGATAAGTTTGCATTTAAACCAGCGATCGGCAGCTTCCTCTTCGCTTGTGAACAGCTCGCTGTAGTTGGCACGTTTAATATCCGATACCGTAAATTCTCCAGTAATAAAAGGAGTCATCTCCTCTATTATGTGTGCCTCTGCCTCTGTGAAGCTAAGAGCATCTACGAGATATTTCTCGCTTACCTTTTTAGCGATGCCATTATCGGCAATTTTTTCGTACCTAATAGTACATTCAAAATAAGTATGCATCATAATCTTATTTCTTTTTAAGTTTCTTAATCATTAATCTCATTCGTCTTGCCTTATCCAATTCGTGTGGTTTCTGGCAATACTTATCTATTAAATCAGCACTCTTGTCAAGGAGACGTATAAGGGATTGGATGTCTGTTTTGCATATTTCCATATTTCTTCATGGCAATTCAATCTTATCAAAATTTATTCCTTTCTCGTTCATAAAGTCACCAAGAGCGATAATATTATCACGTGTAGTAGTTACTTTGAATGCACGTGTAAGGAGTTCAGGCTGAGACTTTGGACTTTCTTTAAAAACTACCTCTTCAAACGGAATTTTATTTGTTGCAGTATAGCCAGCGAATGGATTTGACGGAGTAGGCGTAACAGGTTGCTGATTGGATGCCTGCTGTTTAGCCTCTTCATGTATTCTCAATCTTTCTTCTTCGGCTTTTTGACGAGCCTCTTCTGCTGCTTTTGCACGTTCCTTTTGCTCCTTAAGTCGGTTGCCGTACTGAATCGTATTGTTTATATTAAGCGTATCAAGGTAGTAGGTACGAAGAACATCAGCGTCTTCCGTCATTGACTCGATAGTTTTAATATCGCTCTCAATTCCGGCAAGAATATTATCTATGTCTGTAAATACGTTCTTCTCTTTGACTGTCTTGTTAAGCCACGCCTCTTTGAATATCTTATTGAAGTCAACAAGGTTTGCATTATTGGCTTCAAAATAATCAATGATAGCAGCTTTCTTTGTGTCTTTGTACGCTTGCTCGTTCTGCTTAACTACATTATCAATCTTTGAGGAGCATTCGGATATGAGCTGTACCGTTTCTGAAACAACTTCCTTGAACTCACTAAATGGTATCATGAACTCTTTTTCGAATTCGATACGTTTAGAGTTGAGAGATTTTGCAGCCTTATTGAGAGCTGCTTTATCCTTCTTTGCTTGCTCAATGTTGTCATCATTGTAGTTTGATATATCATACATCGGCAAAGCATTCTTTACCATGTCTCTAATTTGCTTGGCGTTGGTTGTCAAGCTGCCTAAGGTCTTTTCACTTACAACCAACTCAAGGTCTTTTTCTTGGAGTGATAATTCTGTATTCATTGCTCTATATCAATTATCTGGTTAATAATATCATTTGCCGTATTAATTCGCCTCTCTAATTCAGTGAACACCACGTAATCAGGTAATATTCTCACAATATGTATAGGGTGCATCTGGTACGGGCAATATACTATGAAGTCGCACCATTCAGCACCTGTACACATCATATGCGCTTGGCATTGGAAAAAGTATTCGGGCTTTGTTATTAATAAAGACCCATTATCTTTTACTTTATCTTTGTAGCGCATAAACGTAGCTTGATTTGGGCACTTAATCTCAAGGCATCCTTTTTCTCCGATATACTCATCATAAAAGAATCCATCCGGGCTACTGGCAAAGTTTTCGATTGTTGGGTGTTTACAAGAACCGACTTCAACTATGTGCCTACCGGTTATCTTCTCATAGAGATTACGGGCATTTTCTTCTTGCTCATTTCCCCATCGCATTGCTTTGCTGCTAACATCGACTTGTTTCAGATACTCTTCGAAAAGCTCATCGTCATTCACTATTACTGGGTTCATATCACGTTCGGCAGCCACAGAGTAGATGTAACTCTTGGCGGTATCCCCAAAAAGTTCTGATTTGCTACGACCGGACTTCATAAGTAAACCTACTTGGCTACCTGTGATAGTTCCGAGACGTGCCCGGAACCATCCTAAACTTCTTTGTTCATCCATTACAATAGAGATTTTTTCTGTGGTTGACTATTACCAGTTGAAGGGTTTGCTGCAGCAGATGCGGCATTAACTGCTTGGTTCAGTTTTTCAGCTTTAGCTTCTTTGCTATCACGAATAGGCTTCATTATCTCATCAACGGTAGTATCTCCGTCTTTGAGAGATTGAACCATGCCAAGTAAGAGAGCTATTTCGTCAGCTTTGATTTGGTTTACGGTCTGCTTTCCACATAATTTGATTACTTCTGCCTCAGTGATACCCCACTCGTCATTAAAGTAATTTATAGCATCAGTTCTGCGTTTAATCAACTTCTCCTCGTCTGATAAATCACCAGTAATAAACTTCTGGGCGGCTTTATAAACCTTATCCACCACAGCCTTAGGAACAACAGAGAAAACAGCATTTCTGTATGCGATGGAATTAGCAGCATTGCCAGTTACAGTAATCATATCGTCTGAATAGCGTTTGCCCTTGCTATCAGTAATACTTCTTCTTACTTCAAATGCGGATGCAACATTCGCTTCTAAATCCCATGCAGTACCTCTGCTGATAATTTGCTTATCAGTAATCTGCACAACTTTTGCTTCGGTTCTCATATTTCCCCAATTGGACACAACAATCTTCGCAAGGTGAACAGATGGCCCGGTAATGGGCTTTCCTCCACGAGGGAGAGCATATCCGCAACTTTGAGCGGTTTCTGAATCCATTGTAGCCATGACAATAGAGTTATCAATACTTCTCTTTATAGATCGAGGGTATTGTTTTGCGGTTGCTACTTGTGAATCTACATTCGCTCTTTCTACTACATCGACTTGCACTATTTGTGCATCTTGCGCCTCTACTGTAAGCACTTCATAATTTTCTAAACTCATTTCTCTATAATTTTAATGTTTAACAATATCTTGATTTTCCTAAAGAATAGCACAACTGGATTCTTTCGCATTCCAGTTCTTCATCTGTGTAGTCAAAATCATTTGTGGATATTTCTGCTTTCACCTCTTTGAGGTCAGCTTCTATTTCTGCAATGATTTCAGCCTTAGATGAATATCCATAATCTGGCAGGTACTCCAGTTCGCAAGTCTGAACTTCTTTGAGTTCAGCTTCCAGTTGTGCTAATTCTTCGTTCATTACATTTCTCTCTTATAGGTTTCGAAAACGATACCAACAGCAGCAAGCAACTCTCTAAGGCGAGCGTTTTGCCTTGATGTGTATTCATTCAAAGATGCTTCTGATTGTTTTTTACTTGCATATTCAGCAAGTTCTTCATGGCTCATAGCCAGTAGTTCTTCTTTTGTTTTCATTGCTCTATGATTTAAAAGTTATTCTTCTTCGTTTTCAAGTCTCTTACTATGCTTTTCTATATAGATTGACATTGCAGCAAATACGGTAAATGACATCCAGAATACAGCGTTAAGACTTTCTGCAAAAATTACCATTATAATGAATGATATAGCCCAAATTGTGAGTGTAGGTGTTCGTTTCATAACTTGCTGATTATTAGTTTCTTATTTGATATAAAGTTAACTATTTTTACTTTGAAATCAAAACGTTAAAACATTTAAAATCAAAGGCTTAACTTAGTATAACTATTTGTAAATCAAATAATCAATATTTCAAAGTAGCGAATTTGAGGACATCATAAGCGTTGCAATACCATCTACCATTCTGTCTATTAGACGGTTTCTTTTCAGCTCGTATCTTACCTTCGCCAACAAGCCTGAATAAACGTCCACGACCTCCTACAATGGTGGCAGCTTCCCGCTGCCCGAACGTTTTATCGTTCAATACTATCTTTAGGACATCTTCATTCATAGCATTAATCTTTAAAGAGGTTATTCTTGTGTGCATACTGGATAAACTCAGATTTCTCGTGTATGCCAAGTTTCAAATACACGGATTTTACGTGATTTTTAACGGTGTGAGGAGATAAGTATAGTTTATCCGCAATTTCTTCATTGTTGCATCCATCGTATATCATTTTCATAACTCGCATTTCTGCGTCAGATATACGAGTATTGAATGTAGGATTACATACCTTGTTTTCATGAAGGCATCTGCCACGCATGGGGCAATTTATGCGTTCAAAATTGAAATGTCCTTTTCTGTCAATATCTTTTTTAGTACTATCTAATTTCCCAAAGTTGCATCGGCAGAATTGGTCTACAATAAGATATTGGAAATAAGGTACGTTCTGTGCACTTTTCTGAAACCACTTAGATAGGTCTTTATAAGCATCCGGGAAAAACTCGCGTATCTCGCAAAGCATATATTTAACAAGCTCAACATTCCGCTCCGTTACCTGTTCGTTTTTACCATCAGATATGCACCACAACTCATCTTCGTATATGTAAAACTCTAAATCTCTCATTGCCCTATGCTTTTAGTCGTTCCACAAGTTTTCAGCAGGAATGCCAGTTATCTCAGATATAATTTGGATATATTCAGGTTTTCCAGGACGAATACCATATAAAATCCAATTACGAGCAGTCGCAAGGGTTACTCCACACTTCATGGCGATTTCATTGATTAACTCTGACTTTGGATGCCTTGCATCGGGAAGGTTCTTGTAATAGCTCCGCAGGGTCATTATTTGACCTTTTCTTGAAGAACTATTTGAGTTGTTGATACTTTCCATTATATTTGTAGTGTTATAATTAATTAGTAATGCAAATATAATGATATATTTTAGAATATCATAGATTATCTAATAGAATATCTTAGATTTTGCTTTATTTCACATTTATATGGATGGAGTAAAAGAACGCCTATTGTCTTTTATAAAAGATATCGGTATAGAAAAGTCTGTATTTGAACGTACGGCAGGGCTTTCAAATGGCTTTGTAGATAAAGTGACTGATAACATCAGAAGCAAATCTTTAGCTGCAATAGCTAACGCATACCCACAGTTGAACATGGATTGGATAAAAACAGGTGAGGGTTCACCGATAATTCCAATACAAGATAAAGCAATCCAGGTATATTCAAGCGATATCAAGGAGGGAGTATATGCCGGGACACTCGTATATGATGTTGATGCTACATGTGGAACGGAAGTACGTGACATTGATTTCACTGATGATAATATTATAGGTTCTGTTGATTTGCCGGAAATAAGTAAATCATCAAAGATTATACGTGCAAATGGCGATAGTATGGAACCTAAAATATACGATGGAAGTAGAATTGTCATAAGAGAGATAATGAATTGGAGTGACATTTTCTATGGTCAAATATACCTTATTGTAATGGATGAGTATAGGATGATTAAGTATATCAGACGATATGAACAAGATGAAGATAATTATATAATCCTGCGTAGCGAAAATAAGGAATATGATGATATTAAACTGAATAAGAAAAAAATCAGAAAACTCTTTATTGTCGAAAATATCTTATATGTAAAAACTCAAATTTGATACTATGGATTTCAAAGACACGATTCTGCAACTTGCAGATAGAATAGCAAAGCAAAAAGATGCTATTACAACAGAAGAAGGCACTAAGAATGCTTTCATAATGCCAATGATAGCTTCACTTGGCTACGATATATTTAATCCTTTTGAGGTTGTGCCAGAAATGGATTGTGATCTTATCAAGAAGAAAGGAGAGAAGATAGACTATGCGATAATGAAAGACGATAGCCCAATTCTTCTTATAGAGTGCAAGCATTGTAATCAGAACCTAAATCTGCATGATACCCAACTCCAAAAGTATTTTGTAGCATCTAACGCTCGCTTTGGAGTTCTTACAAATGGAATTGAATATCGGTTTTACACAGACTTGGAAAAAGTTAATCTAATGGATGAGAAGCCGTTTCTAATAGTCAATATGCTGGATTTGTCTGAAAATGACATAGGACAGCTAAAGAAGTTCCATAAATCGTATTATAATGAATCGGACATACTTAGTACAGCAAGTGAACTAAAATACACCACAGAAATAAAATCAATACTTAATCGTGAGTTTGTTTCTCCAACACCAAATTTTGTAAAGTTCTTCATTAGGCAAGTATATGATGGTCAAGCGACACAAAAGGTAGTGGAACAATTTGCACCTATAGTAAAAAAGTCGATTGCAAGCGTTGTAAATGATATTATATCTGACCGATTGAATCTTGCAAGCAAAAACATAGAACAACAGGTAGATGTGAATCTACCTGTTAATCAGGCTACAACAATTGATGAACAGGATGGTGATAAATTGCCAGATGGAGTTATTTACATGGATAAAGAATCAGGAGTAACAACTACCCAAGATGAAATAGATGCTTATAATATAATAAGGAGTATTCTTCGCAAATCTATCAGTGCGGACAAGATAGCGTATAAGGACTTCAAGACGTATTTTGCAATAGGCATTGAAAATCCGTCGTATTGGTGGATATGCCGACTGTCATTCGGTAGCAGAAAAAAGTCTATATGTTTTCCTACGGAGGATTACAAGTCACAGGAAAAATACGACATTGATAACATAGACGGAATCTTTGATTGTATAGGCAAACTTGAACAGGCATTCGATATAGCTAACAAATCATTTGAAGCATATAAAAGTAAACATTCAAAATAACTACGTGTACAATATGAAAAAGATATTATTACTATTCGCATCTATACTAATCTTTTGTAGTTGTGAAAATCGCTACGTAAGAGATGGAAGAAGTATGTACGAGGCGTATTTCGATAAAGTACTGAAAGACCCGTCTTCTCTTAAAATATATAATGAATCATATACAGTTGATGGAGTATCCGTAAAGTGGACGATTGACTATGGAGCGAAAAACAGTTTCGGAGCTATGGATAGACAAACGATAGAGTTTAAAACAAACCCAAGTATACTTGAAGTAAACGGTGAACTTTATACAAGAGAAGAACTTAATCCATGAAAATATCACTAGAAGGAATAGCGGTAACAAAACGTTTCTTTGAGGCAATAGATATACTCAAAGCGCAGAAACGTATGCGTGGGCTTCTCACTTTTACCAAAGCTCATGATATTAATTATTGGAACATTAATACAGTCAGAAATCAACCGGAAGCCAGTGTTCTTAAACCGGAATGGATAACGTATCTGGTGCTTGATTATGGTATTTCGGCAGACTGGATTTTGACTGGTCGAGGTGGGATGTTTGGATGATAAATGTGCAAAAACTTATCCTTAATAAAAAACAAAAATAACATAACAAATTGATAACAAACGGATTAATCTACAAATAGAATAAGCCCTTCTAAGGCGTGGGTCTTGCGTTCGAATCGCAACGGAATCACAAGAAAAAATGCTAATAGGTTCATTGACAACTTGTTAGCATTTTCTTTTTATGATAGTTGCACAACATTTGCACAACTCGCGAATAGGGAAAGAAAAAGCCGGGAAATAATTCCGGCTATATTGTTGTTTTAACCCCACCGTTGATTTTGGGAGTTGGGTCGTATTCTGCTTTTTGTCTTCGTTTCTCATCCTCGTCTTTAAGGTACTTGTTCCTTATCTCTTTGATGTCATTCGTCATTCCCCATACCTTGAAGAAGAGGATGATTTGCAGTACTCCGAATATTAGGAGTATGATGGTTAGAAAGTCAATCATAATCTTAGATATTTAGTTTGTTCTTTAATTCGTTGAACACATCGGGATTTTCAAGTTCTCCCCAGTAGTATTTCTTATAACTGTCTCGGTCAAAACTCTGTTTCTTCTCATAAACGATTAAGCATTGTTTATCACAGAGGATTATTACAGTAGATTCAAGGAGGCAAGCGTATGAGCGAGCTTGCAAAAATGCTTCTTCTATTTCTTGATTGTTCTTCATGTAGAATTTTGCCTCAATTAAGACCTTTGCTTTTTCTTCGTCTGGCTTGTTGTCGTAATGCAGAGCGTAGTCGGGAAATATTCGGTGCCCACGTCCTGCATGTATTGGCAATTGGCGAATGAAGTCTTTGTTCTCATACCATCCCATTGAATTGAGCAATGGTTCCAGCAATTGTTTCTCCACATCCCTTTCGCACTCTATATTCACTCCTTCCGGCATAGTGGGAGCGTATAATTGTGGCAATGTATCGCTATCAAACCCTTTTCCCTTTATCATCCGTAAAAGTTCCAAATAGTCTTTCCCGGTCGATTGCCATCCGTTCACTCCTTGAAAGTTCTTCCTGACAAGCGAATGATTGGAAAAGTATTCATCGGTTTTCAACTCATTTAATGTGATGTGTGGTATGCTTATCCTATTTCCGATATAGATGCACCCATAATATCGAAATAGTGGGTCTATCACACCATCAGTAAGTGATGTTTCTATACAGGTAATCGCACTGACTGGAGATGTCTCGTAATGGATGAGAATATCCCCTCTCTTTGTTTCAGGGCTTGACTGCCAAAATTTTGATTCTAACAATCTGTCTTCTTCATATAATAATCCTCCAATAAACCAAACTTGTGAGGGCTTAGGAATCTCAGTATTTTCATTTACAATATTATTGGGAGCAAAATCATACAAAAAAGCCCATAGCTCTTCGGGGGATAATTTGTTTTCTTTCCTAAATTGATAAAATGCTTCACAAAGTTCACAATAATACATGCACCTTCCTTTGTAATCCGTTCTTTTTGGCATATCAGGTAGGTCTATGTTAAAGAAGTCTGCTATTTTATTCAACTCGAATATCCGACAAAGAAACAGGTATGGAAAGAAGTATTCGGGGGCGAACTTTGATAAGACATAGGACACCGGTTGAATGATTCCAAGCATATTCTTAAAATCATTAGCAGGAATCCATTGCTGCTCTTCTATCCTTATGCCTAACGTGATAAGCGAAGTGTACAATAATTTTGCTTCATTTAATGAAGTTGGTTGCTCACAATCTGATACGCCATAGCAATATATACTTTCCAGCCAATCGTTTTATAAACCATTCGGGATGAAATTGGCGTGCGGACAATAACCTTTGAACAAGTCATACCCTTCCGCTTTGGAAAAGTATTTTATCTTTTCTTTTCCTGCTGGAGTTTGCTTGTACAGATTCCAAGTGTACCAATTGAATTTCATACTTACCACCCTTTATCTGTTAATATCTTAACAACCTTCCAAACTGACGCAATCATGTTTTTAGGGAGTTCCTCGTCTGGAACGCTGGAATTGTGAGAAATACACCAAACGTATTCTTTGGGATTTTCATCATACCTTGTCACTTCTTTTGTAATTCTTCTACCATCAGTTAGTTCTATTACAAAAATGTTTCCATAGCCGAAATACTCTTTCCAGTTTTTTACCTCTCGAATTTGCATAAGGCTTCCGGGTGGAATAGTTGGAATCATGCTATCCCCTGATTGATACACCGCTATATCATCCTTTTTTGCGTTAACAAAAGGGATGTACCCTTCTACATATTGTGGCTCGCTTACTATATCGTTATTTGAGTGCATTCCCCCAACGCTGTCTATATGCACTACTGGAACGAGTTTGTATGTCGCATTAGAAGGCACTTCTGCTTGCTTATCGAGAATATCACCTTTTTTTATATCTCCTTGTGTGTGCATGTTCCCATTGCCTCCAACTAACCATCCTTTATCTACATCTGGGAAAGCTGATAAAATTTTTTCTATTACAGCATCTCCTATACCATCTTTTCGACCGAACCAATTAGATACAGTATTTGGCTTTTCTCTAACCGCATCCGCAAATTTCTTGTTACTACCTCTTTCGTCTCCAAAATAGTAAGATTTTATTTTTAATATTCTTTCTCCAATAGTATTCATATTCACAATTATTGTGTATGTTTGCAATGAAAATCAAGTTGCGGATGATTTCGACTAATTTGTTTAACTGCTCCCGTTAAGGGACTATATAGGCGACTTAACTTCAAACCGCAACTTTGGAGTCGGTCGCTTTAGCTTTCAGATATGAATATAATTAAATTCCTTATCAGAGCTATTTCTATGAGAAAAAAGTATTTCAAAGAAATAAAAGACCCTTTTGAAGAATCAAACAACCTCATTGACAACGCAAAAGAATCATACTTCAAGATTATGGAGGAAGATGAGCGCGTTATCAGAGAAAGAACCAATTCTTCCGAATCTAATCTTTAGTTTATTTTTGAATGTATTGTCAAACAATTCATTTCCATATTTTGATTCAAATCCTTTCAACTGGTTAATAATATAATCTATATCTTCTTTATTTTTAGTCTTTTCTGTGGTGTCAATCATCATGTAAATAGATTGCCTTATATCTGCTATATTGTTTAATTCGACAGCCATGTGAAGTAATCTCATTTCTATGTACATCATAGTTTTTGCTGTATGAATTACATGATGGTCGCTTATATCCTGCAATTTTTCTTCTATCTCATTTTTTAGGTCGTTTTTTAACCCAAAAATGTTATACCCAACCATCACTGCTAATGAGCCTACAACGAAAGAAAGAAAAGCAATCATAGAATCGAATAGAGTCCATGTCACAGGTTCGTATTTGCATAACCATAGTAATATAGCAATAGTACTCAATACAAGTGCTATCCACGATACATAGTTTATATTTTCTTTCTTCATATTATAATAAGGTATAAAACGCTTTAATAGTTAAATAATGTTTTTATACACAGAATTTGTGATTATACTGTTTGATATTCACAAATCTTGTGTATCTTTGCATCATCATTCAATCACGTAGCAAAGATAAACTAAATGATTGACGATACAAATAGTATAAACATATTAAATCACACGATTATGAGCACGAATTTTAGAAACAACATGAGAGAGGTAATGAAGAACGCACATAGATTCTTCAAAGTAACAGGTGAGAGTTTCTCAGAATGCCTAAAAAGGGCTTGGGTGGTTTATAAACTGTCAAAGGCTATGAAGGTTAAAACGGTTCAGTTTTTCTATCAGAAGGTATCGGGCGAGATTCGTCAGGCATTTGGTACTATGAGAGAAGAGGTTATTCATGACAAGGTGAAAGGTACAGGTAAGGTGAAAAATGATGATATGTTTACTTACTGGGATACTGAGAAAGGGGCTTTCAGAAGCTTCAAGAAGTTCAACCTTATAAGAATCGCATAACCGCTGGCAGGTGAAAGCCCTGCCGAATATCGTTCTTTGACTTATTGATGATGCAAATTTTAAACTATATAGATTATGGATAATCCAGTATGCCCATTTTGCGAATTAGAATCAGGGAAATATTTTCCTAATCCCGAATCGGTTGTTTTATCGCTTGTTTCCGAATGTAGAAGCAGCGAAATGACGGACAAACAGTTTTCTGAATACATTTGTAACTCATTAGGGCTTTTAATGAGAGGTAATAACCTTATGATAAAGCCCTATGGGGAAACAATTAAGTTAGCCTTTGGAAAACAGTAGTATCGAGGAAATAATCAATGTGATGAGCCATGATACGGCTTCAACGTATTTATGTAGCCGTATTATGGTTTCCTGATGCCTTATGGTTTTCTGATATTCAAGGCTTTCTCTTTGTAGTCTGACAAGTTCTTGTTTTTCTTTCTCATGTTCAGCTTTCTCATTCTCTTCTTGTTGAATTTGAGCAAATCCTCCGGCTGCTATGAAGTCTTTCCCTTTTTGAGTGGAAACGCACACATAATGGTCGGGCATAACAAGTTTCATTGATATTTCGATTAAGCCCATAGGGGACAGGAAATTATGGGCTATGGACATTTCTCTTTTTTCATAAAGAGAGATATAGTCTTCTGCTATGATTTTGTTCAGTACATCGTCTTTTTCTTTGGATGAATATATATCCATAGCTATTTCTTTGAAAGGTTCTCAATAGTACGTGATAAACTCTCAATAGTTCTTTGCTGAGACGATATTATCTCCAGTAACGAAGCATCTGATTTAGGTTCATCAAATGCTATACCTGTTATCTTAGATATTTCTTCAAGATATTCGGGACGGAAATAACGGACTTTGAATCTGCTATTTAAACTTTGGGCTGTGATGCCTATTTTATTGGCTAATTCAGCAAGAACTATCCCGTTTTCTAATAATGTCTTTCTAACGTGTTCGCCTGTCATAATTTAAATAAAGTTAAAATAAGAAACAAATAAGGCTTTTAAGTTTATAGTAAACAAAAAGACCTTATCTTTGCATCATCAATCATTCAATCACGGTACAAAGATAGAAAAAAGGTTGATATAAGTAAATAGTATAAATGAACTAAAATCACACGATTATGAGAAACTATAGAGTATGCGACAGTGTAGAAGCCTACGGGCTTGAAAAGGCTTTGGATAAGGCTTGTATAGACCTTGATAGAGTTGATAAGATGTCTGACACAGAGGCTTGTGCTTTCTGTAATACCGATACCAAAGAAGAAGCCTTAGAGGTTATTCAAGAAGAGATTGATTACATAGAGTTTCAACTTGATAGAATAGCAGTATGATAGAGGCATTGATAGTATTAGGCTGCTTGTATGCAAGTTATAGGCTTTTCAGAAAGCCGGGCGAGAAGTTCTTTTACGATGATTAATCACACGATTATATCACGCACGACAGCCCTATTGACGGATTGAACGGCAACCGATAGCGAGAATCGGGTAGGGCACTATTGATTGGTTCTTTGACATATTGGTACGATATAAAGATATATTTCTGCGAAGGCACGTAAGCGAAGCCAGTGATGGTAGATAGTGGTGGGTGCAAGTGGAACGGAATTGACACCGATAGCAACCGAAGATAAGCTGATGAAGAGCGAATGGTTGTATATGTCTGATGGTGGTAAAGCCACGAAGTTGATATGATTTTTACTTTCAGCACACCAATTTGTCTTTAGTGTGGCGAGTATGCTTGGTTAGGCACAAGTATCGCTGAAAGGTCTAAATATAAGCCCTTCACGTCTCGATACGTGGTAGAATCCGTAGAAGGTATCGGGGGCGCAACAACCGCAGCAAAGGTTAGTGCTACTACCGTACTAAAAGCCACGGGCAAAGCGAAGTGCGCACCGTTTTACCTCATCCTTGTACGGGCGGTAAAATTTAAAATCACACGATTATGGGAAAAAGTATGTATAAATCACGTATGCCATATATAGGTATGCCGGTTAAGTGTAAACATCCCGGATGGGAAAGCAAGATTGGGGCGATTTTCGCCATCAATGGGGATAAAGTAATGGTAGAGTTCGGAAAGCACGATTTTGTAGAATTCTACAGTGATGAACTGGTTGCAATGACGATGTTATGAAGATAATTATGTTCTCTTTTTCGTTGCTTGTACTGCTGTGTATGACAATGATGTTATGCAATTCCATAATAAAGGATGGTCCTCTATACATGACGGGGATTGTATTGACATCCACAATGTTTATTTTGTCTGTTATACTCGCAGTGATAACCGGTATGGAGTTGCGTAAAAAGTGTTAGTATAAACTGTTTTGTCGTGTTTTATTTTGTGTTTGTACTGGGTGTGCCGTCTGTGAAGATAGCGCACCTTTCTTATTGGGGCGTTCGGTGTAATGGTTAACACACCTCATTGGAGGAGACTGGCGGTTCGAGTCCGTCAACGCCCACCAATCATTCTAATATAACATTTATGGAAAAGGTAGAAAGTAAAGAGAAAATGAGAAACATGAAGAGAGGAGCCACGATAGAGCTGCCTATATCTTCACTTGAGACAATCCGCAACAACGTATCACTTCTAAATGCCAAGCATTTTCTTGAGGGTAAAAAATGGGCTTCAAAGTCTTATCCGAAAAAAGGTATTGTCGTTGTAAAAAGGGAGTCATAGTCATCTAACTCACACGATTATGGAACGGGTATTCACAGAACTCACCCCTGAATGCGAGATTACAGCACGGATGTATGCACAAGGGTATGAGAAAAAGGAAATCGCCAATTTCAAATGCCGGGCGGTTAGCACGATTAATAACCAATTGCAAAAGGCTTTTGAAATATTGCATGTACGGAATGGGAGAGAACTTGCAACAATGCTTTATGAACGGATAGCCGGTGTGAGGCTCACGATGGATTTTTCGCCTATAGTCCGTGTGTCCGTCGCATGTTGCTTACTGTGTATATTTTCTTTGTCACTTTGCCACGAACAAGGTGATATGAGAAGGTTACGAAGATTTAGAATTGAACATATAGAAAGGATAAGAGAATGAACATGGAGGATATTTTAAATAGTGGTGCCAATGTTACTTTGACAATAAAGTCCACTGATTTGAAAGAGTTCGCAGAACATCTTGTAAAAAAGACTGTGAGAAGTATTAGAGACTCTTTCATCAGACCGGAAGAGGACTACTTGACCATTAAAGAGGCAAGTCAGATTCTACATACCGATAAGTCAACCTTATGGAGATGGCATAAAATTGGATATTTGTGCAGGTTGGAAATAGGAGGTAAGAGATTGTACCGAAAAAGTGATGTAGATGCTATTCTACAGAAAGAGAATAATTAACCCTTTAAATTTTACGATTATGAGTGACCAACTTATATACACTAAGATAGCCAGTATTCTAAAAGAAACAAAGGCTATAACAAAGTCGGAAAGAAACCAGCAACAAGGTTTTAAATTCCGTGGCATTGATAACGTTATGAATGAACTTCATGAGTTATTCTCAAAAAATGATGTGTTCATCCTTCAAGAAGTACAGAATTTCACCACTGAAAATAGACCAACGAAAAGCGGTGGTACTAATACATTCACCCGTGCGATGATAAAGTTCCGCTATATGACTACTGATGGTTCTTTTGTAGAAACCACTAACGTAGGAGAAGCGATGGATTCAGGTGATAAAGGAATGAATAAGGCAATGAGTATTGCTTTAAAGTATTCACTGTTGCAAATGTTTCTCATCCCTACAGAAGAATCAAAAGACCCAGACTCAATTACACCGGAAGAAACGGATTATCTGGCAATGGCTCTGCAAGAAGTTAAAGGCGCGCAAAGTATACAGACACTAACGCAGATATTTAATAGCTATAACAGTTTGCAGGGGAACAAAGATTTTATGAACGCATTATCCACTAAGAAAAAAGAATTAAACAATGCAGCTCAATAAATCGCAAGTTGTATTCAACCAAGAGAAACACACCTATATACTGAACGGTGTGTTTCTCTCAGGAATTACAGGGATAATTGAAAGGCAATTATTTCCCGATAAGTTAAAAGGGATTCCTCAATATCGGATTGATAACGCAGCAGAAAAAGGTTCTTATATACATGAATGTTGTGAAATAGCCGATTCATTAGGGGTTATTCCTGATTGTGAAGAAGCGAAGAACTATCTCAACTTAATACAACTTAATGGATTGATTATTGAAGATAGTGAATACCTTGTATCCGACAATGAACATTATGCAAGTTCAATAGATAAGGTTTATCGAGAAAATGAAGATACCTTTCACTTGGGTGATATTAAAACCACATATAAATTGGATAAGGAGTATGTGCGTTGGCAATTATCTATTTATGCTTATCTCTTTGAATTGCAGAATCCAGGCGCAAAAGTTGATAGATTGTTTGCTATCTGGTTGCGAGGCTCTATCGCTGAATTGATAGATGTAGAACGAATCCCTTCTGATGTTATAAAATCGCTTTTGACTTGTGATATGAATGGCATCCAGTTCGTTAACCCCTACGCCCTACCCATATCCAATATTACTTTACCATCTCATTATCAAGAAATGGAACTATCCATAATTGAAATAGAAAAACAAGCGAAATATTGGGCAGACAAGAAGAAGGAACTTACGGATGGAGTAATGAAAGAGATGGTGAAATCCGGAGTCTATAATTGGAAGAGTGATTCAATACAATTTATCCGTAAAAAGGATAGCATTCGAAAATCATTCGATAAAGAAAAATTCGAGAAAGACTATCCGGGAGTTTATAACAAATATTTGAAAGAATCTCCGATAGTTGGTAGCGTAACATTAAAAGTAATATAATATTCATTATGGCAAATCAAATAACCGGACGGATAATCGAAATCAGTCAGACCGTCCAAATACTATCCAAGAATGGAGGAAATCCATTTACCAAACGAGAGTTTATTCTTGATGCAACCACATATGACCCTTATACAGGTGAGCGTAGCGAGTATGAGAATGTTATTCCTTTGGAGTTTTCGGGTGACAAATGTGCAGAACTTGACCGCTATAAAAATGATGATGTAGTGACTGTGTCATTTGTCTTACAAGGTCGTTCTTGGACGAATCAGGATGGAGAGCTTAAACGTATGGCGTCTATTCGATGCTATAAAATAGAAGGGCGTGGGGGTGTATCACAATCCCCACAAACAGCACCAACACAACCACCACAGCCGACTTATCATCAGCCGCAGGGTTTTCCGCCTCCGGTTGATGCGAATGGTAATGCAAAGGACGATCAACTTCCTTTTTAATTTCTACATGTATGGAAACGAAGAAGTGTTTTAAATGCGGTGTCATTAAGCCTTTGTCAGATTTTTATCGTCATTCCCAAATGAGTGATGGTCATTTAAATAAATGCAAAGAATGCACCAAAACAGACGTTAAAAATAGATACAACACTCTGTCATCGGATGACGCATGGATGCGAAAAGAAAGGGAAAGGGGCAGGGAAAAATATAAACGGTTAGGATACAATGGAATGTTTAAACGGATAAGATCTTTATGCCCGCTCGAGGCTAATATTTCTAAAAGACTAAGGGTTAGAGGATATGACACAAAAGGTAAAGAAGCTCATCATTGGAATTATAATTTACCCAACTCTGTATTTCTGCTAAGCCGAAAGGCACATAAATGTATTCACAAGTACATTTATGTGAACTACTCTGACAAGTTTTGCTATACGCTTGATGGAGTTGTAATTGACACAATAGAGAAAGCAAAAACTCTTTTTAGATATTGGCTTGACATCAATAATATAAACGAGGAGCTTAATCTTGTAATCATTAGACCATTCAATAAAAAAACAGTGATTAACCCATGTCCCTTTACGACACTTCAAACCCATTGCAGAAAGAACAATTCAAATCCCGTTCTGCAAAGCTCGCAGAAAGCGGTAAGGTTGTAGAACTCACAGAGAAAAAGCCTAAAAGAAGCCTGCAAAGCAATAAATATTTGCATGTGATTTTAGGTTACTTTGCGTGTGAGACCGGAAACATGTTGGAGTGGGTGAAGCAACAGTATTATAAAAAGCTTGTTAATCCATCCATTTTCATTCGTGAGAGAGACGACAAGTATTTGGGACGGATAAAGATATTGCGCAGCTCTGCTGATTTAGATAGTGCAGAAATGAGTACAAGTATTACCCGTTTTCGTAATTGGGCAAGTGCTGAATGCGGAATATATTTACCTTCTGCTGATGAAGATAGATTGATTCAACTAATGGAAATAGAGATTGGACGTAATAAAGAATTTATCTAGCTATGAATGACTTATTCGGTAACGAGTTGAAACCTACAAAGGTTTTTAAAAGAGATAGTATAGGGAGATTCGCTGACGAAAAGACAGCAGAGTACGAACGGGCTTTGATGGAAGCAAGTAAATACAAACAGATGTATCTAGCTGCTCAATCTAGGATGAGGGGGATAGCTAATATTTTGAGACAGAAAGATGAACTAATTTATAAATTAAGACCATTAGTGTCCCGTTAAAATGGGACGAGTTAAACAATTAATCAAATAGCCCCGGAATAAGGGGATTATTTAGATCTTTGACATCATTGAAATTAGTCTTATCGAACAGGTCACGCAAGTGGGTTTTGTCAGTCAATGATATGCTGAGAATTTGCAAAACTTCATAGGTT